ATGCATGTGTGTATGCATGTGTGTATGCATGTGTGTATGCATGTGTGTATGCATGTGTGTATGCATGTGTGTATGCATGTGTGTATGCATGTGTGTATGCATGTGTGTGCATGTGTGTGTATGCACGTGTGTATGCATGTGTGTATGCATGTGTATGTATGTGTGTGTGCATGTGTGTGTATACATGCCTATGTGCACATGCCTATGTGTACATGCCTATGTGTACATGCCTATGTGTACATGCCTATGTGTACATGCCTATGTGTACATGCCTATGTGTACACGCCTATGTACACGCCTATGTACACGCCTTACCCTTACCTGAAGGTGGCTTCTGTACTGGAGGCTTAGATGTACGACGTTGGTTCTCCTTAAGTCGCTTATCACTTGTCGTTCCCTTACTTGGCTTACCGCCCATGACTAACATCCTTTCATGTATGTGCGTGTGTGCATGTGTATGTGTGTATATGCCCTTAGACACGTCCTTAGACACGTCCTTAGACACGCCCTTAGACACGCCCTTAGACACGCCCTTAGACACGCCCTTAGACACGCCCTTAGACACGTCCTTAGACACGTCCTTAGGGTGGTGTAACCTCGGTTGTTGCCTCTATCTTTCGATAGAGACCAAGAACATTCTCTTCAACTATCTCATCGATTGCTTGTTCGATCGCAAGACTTTGATCAGCATCAGACAGTTCATCTGAAGTCCTTACTATCCTTGCAAGAAACGACGGTGTGTGATACCCATGTATGTCATCCCATGCATACCACTCATCAAAGTGAGTGAAAGGATTCCATGGATTGTCTACTGTTGTTAACATATGTTCAACCATGCGTCATCCTCCTCACCCCATACTCTTCATCAATGTGGATACAGACACACCTAATGCATCAGCAACCTCAGCCTGCGTGTATCCAGAGTCAAGCATTGAACGTGCTCTACTCTTCTTTGATGTTGTCATGACCATAACCTTTTTTGGCGTGGCCAACTTCTTAATCTGATCTATGTCACCGTTGTTAAGAACCTTCTCTAGTTGATCTTTACTAATGGCGCCTGCTTGTATGGCTTCCCACTCTTTACTTGTTAGTATGATCTTTGGTTTCCTGGCCCCGGTTCTTTCACGTGCTGCTTCTAGGGCTTGAAACCTAATCTTCTTTATCTCGGCGGGTTCCATGTCTGCATTAGCGGCCTTCTTAGCAGCAAAGTTAGTGTTTGCCAGAACCTGTGCTTGCCTTTCAAGCGGTGCGTTCCTTAAAGCAAGATCCAACTTAGCTTTAATAGACTTAACCTCACTTGAATACACCTTCTTTGCTGACGGTTCAACCTTATTATACTTTACATGAACCATCTCTAGTCGCGCAGTGTTGGCTAGACCCTTCAATTTGTTAGAGTGATCCGCATAGATCTTCTCTATTGGAGTACCTGATGAAAGGGTATGCGCATTTTCAGTCTCGACCAATTTAAGAGAATGTTGCTTGTTAACTATTAGTTTCTCAGTTACCTTGCCAGTCCTCTTGTTAGTTGTAGTCTTAATGTAAGACTCTCCAGTTGGCACAAAGACAAGTTTTCCAGTCTTCTTGTCAATTGGCCCACCCTCTTTTGCTGAACGAGCCTTATATTTAGGAACATCTATTCTTGCTGTAGCTCTAGAGATAAGCGTTGACGCCCCAGCACGAGAACCGCCTTGATAGTCCTTCTTAAGTTGTGCTATATTATTATCACTAGCGGATAATTTCCAATTTAGTTTATGTTTTTCCGCATCAATAACAACCATAGAATGCTTAACTGCTCGAGCAAGTTCAGCGTGGGATGCTCCTCGAATAGTCATGTCTGTAATTAGGTTAGAGATCTTTCCCATCTCAACACCTTTAGTTCGGGTGTCCATAACCGTCATACCATCATATTTTTTATACAATTCTTTAGGTTTAAAATCTTTCAACTCTGCTAAAGCCGGTGATGTCTTGATCGTATGTCTATTGTTTGGAATAACAAGAACAGAATCGCCATCAAAGTCAGCGCCAGAAAGTCTCTCAGCAACCTTTGAGTTTATACCTATAGCATCTTCGGGTCGACCAAGAAGTTTCTTAGACTGAGGATGGTTGTTATTTACGGTAAGTTCTGGAATCTCAAATGTTCCACCATGCGGATAGCGAATTAAGGCAACACGTTCACCATTACGGAATTTGGGCGCATAAACCTCAGTATCTTTCAAACTATCAACCGGAAGAATAACATGCCAACTCGAACGAGGAAGAGCTGCCGCCTTAAGGTGAACTGCTGATGAATCGGCAGAATCCGCGAAAGTTTTCAATAATTTTGCGCGAACAACAGGGTTTGTCAGTGCTGATATGCCATCGAGTTCAGCCTTCTTTTTTTCATAGGTCATGGCTAACTGCGATTTAGCAAAAACAGAACTTTGTTTAGACAACATCTGAGACGAGAGACTCTTCGAATACTTACCCCAACCACCCTCTTCACCAGAACCCGGCTTTGTTCCAACCAAATTCATTGCTGAGGTAACGTGTTCTTTACCATTAGAATCTTTAGCTTTTATCTGATGAACGACGGCTCCGAATGGGTTACCTTCATCATCTGATACAGGCTTCATAGCATCAAGTTTATTACCCGTATCATCTTTACTTGTGTTGAATTCAAGATCTGTTCCTTTAGGTAGACCATCTTTATACATGGCCATACCCTTCATATAATGGGTACCATCAACAGCAATACGAACTTGACCATAAGGAGTAGACCCCAAAGAAACATCCGGTACACCAGGTCGGACATAAATTACACCATCAGCCTTTGATCCACCTTGGTTTGCATAACGAACCTTAATTCGATCTGAATTTACCTGGATCGGAGGAAGAAGACCAGACCAAGACTTTCCACCATCATCAGAGTAATCTGTAATAGAATGAATCTTATCTTTGTTGGACACGATGTCACGGTATGTGGTTCCAGGAGGAGCTAAAACCCTAATGTTAGTTTTCTGATTTCCTCCAGTACCAAGTTGATCAACCTGAACTGGGTGTACGGCATAACCATTTACCTTCATAACTTCAATGGCTTTACCAAGTTTGTCTTTGCTAACGTTTAGATGATATTCAACACCAACCCCAACATCGACAAACCCTTTCTTTGCTACTTGGTCTTTCAACATATTGACTGTTCCCATAAGAGACTCAGCTTTTAGTTTCTGACCAGGAAGAAGCAACGAACGAACCGAGGATTCGTTTATGTGCATTTCTCGACCAATAGCACTAGTACTCATACCGGTATCACGAAGACGCTGAGCCTGACTAATGTCTGCCTGCTTCTGAGAACTCTTATACATCAACTTCCTGGCTTGAAGTTCACCTCTGGTCATTCCAAGACCTTTAGCAATCTGAGTGTCATTCAAACCATGTCTATGAAGATCAGCAACATGGTCAAAGAAAGTCTTACTTCGCATATCTTCAGGATGTTCACCTGATCCCCAAGCATAGCGACCAGATTTATGAAGAGTGCCGAAATGCATGAGGTAATCTTCTTCATTAATTATCACACGACACTCCTTTCACTCATTGAGCCAACTCCGCTTTGATGGATTCAATTCGTTTATTAAAAGTAACAATTCGATCCATAATGTGGACAAGGACGTCAGGATCTGCCTCATAGATTCGAACTTCATCATTCTGGTAGATACGAAGTTCAGTCTCAATATCAAATGGCCTAACATGATACTCAAGACAGAAAAGTGCAGCATACACTTCTAACTGGTGTTCTGAAGTCTGAGTTACACCAGTCTTTAAATCATGAACCCTAAGTTTGTTACGATGAAACGAAATGGTATCAGCAGTGCCAAAACAATTATCAGAATAGTATAAGATCTGTTCAGAAGTCATCCTATATCCAATGGCATCGTTAACATACAAATGCAGAGTCTTTACTGTCTTTGGAAGTTTGATACCTAACCGAATAGCCTCATGGGCAAACACATGAAGCTCGGTCCCTCGACGAGCTGCAAGAGCAGCAATGTAGACGCGGTCAATCTTTTCATCATCATACCCAATCCAATGGTATTTGGATGCACTAAGGAATGCATGCTGACCTATAAGATTACTATGCTCATTAAACTGCATACAGCAACCTCCTAGTCAGTGAATTCGAAAGTGTCTTTTAAGTTCATCCAGAATAGTCACTTCATTAGCAGGCCAGATAAAAGCAGCATACGACATTTTGTCAAGTTCATAAACATAGTATTCTTGATTAGCCTGAGTTGATGATTCTACTGATGCCTTAACCTCAAGCATAGCCCACCTATCTTTGTATAAGATGGTGAGGTCTGGAATGCCTTGTATGTAATCTGTGTCGTTCTTTAAAATAATACAACCAGGAAATCTATGATGAAGCCTTTTTATTAGCCGGGCTTGATACTCTCGTTCTAACACACGGCCTCCAAGACAAAATTAAATGAAATGAATTTTAGTAATTTTCCCCTCTTCTATTATAACCCGCGAATTATGTGCGGGTTAATACCATATGTCAGATATATTGTAAACTGAACCCTGTTGGAAAGATACATTTCTCATTCAATATAGCGTTGTGTATTCCAAGATCAGTTCCCTCAAGAAGACCATAGATAACTGCGCAGTCTCTTGGGTGGTAAAACACTTCGTTGGTGTCAATTATCTCAAACGGTCTGGTCCAATTTGGAAATGGTTCATTACGCCTCTCTTGATGATACCTAACAGCAAACCAACGAGGACGCCACATAAGATTGTCAACTCGACAGTTCGAACGATCGCCATCTAATTGAATTGGCGTTGTAAAATCATCACGTGGTGGGTCTGGTAAAAAGGTTTGCGCAACTAAGAGCGCAACTGACATTGTGAGGTAGTGTTTATCTTGATAGAGAGTTATCTTCTCAACTCCTTGTTGATTTTGAGAAGATGTTATAGGTTGCCCTGTTTTACGACTTTCAACGTTCCCAAGTGTACTTAATAGATAGTTTGACGCTTTTGGTATTGGTATCCAATTTTCAAGCATTTATGTCCTTTCAACGTTTATTCTTGCCCGTACAGTATTAAGTCCTAATCGGTCAAAATTTGCCAAGATTTTAGGCCTATAGAGTCTGTATATTTCTTATGTTAATACTATAGTATTAAGTGACGAATTGTAGTACAGAGTTTACGATAATTCTTGGCAGATTGTAGGACAACAAAAAAGGGTTGTTTTTCTGTATAATGCCTGCTCAGAGGCTTTTGGTGCCCGTACAGTATTAAGTCCAAATCGGTCAAATCTGAAAATGGTTTTTAAAACCGTTTTTTGGACCACCTTTTTTGGACCAATTTTTGCCCTATTTTTGCCCTCATTTTAACACCCATTTTTGCAAAATCTTGGCAATTCTTGGCAAACTTAATACCATAGTTCCTCTAATTCCCGATTTTTGACAAGAAACTGGACTCATTAAAGTTCCTCTTTCCCGACAAAGATTTCGCGATTGCTTGGTCAATTACCGATTTTGACTTCAATGTAAAGTAGTAAAGATCAGTAAACGGAGTGTTCAGTCGATCGATTCTACCATGCGCCTGATGCCAATTCTTATACGAATATGTCAAAGAATAGAACACAACAGCATCAGTATCTATACAATTCCATCCTTCCGATCCAGCAACATACTGAACCAAATATACCCATTTATCTCCGGTGGGAATGTCTTCATGACGATGCCCATTCCACTCAGCCACAGGAATGTACTTACCCAATAGTCGAAGCATCTCCAACTCATAATCAAAATTATAGAAAATTATAAGTTTGTCATGACTGTCCATAAGTTTACGGACGGCCATGAGTCTTGATAGATCTGAGTTGACTACCTTCCGCAAGACATAGAACATCTCTGCCACATTCTTGAGCGGCCTTTCCTCAAAGACATTCCAGCGCTTCTTTAGAACAGTATTGAACTTCTCCTCATTGTAGTCAACCAAGATTGTTGACGAATGCCTAACCGTATGCTTCTCATAAGGCATCTCAACGAGGATGTCATTACGAAGTCGTACAAGTCTTCCGACATTTTGGTATCTTAGGATCTTAGGAAACTTTGAGAAAGCCGCATAGATGACATGCTGGTCTTTGAACTGGGTTCTGTTCTTATAAAAGCCGTTGGCGATGAAGACAGGGATGTAATCAATCCAGGTATCGCCAGGAGTAGCGCTAAGTAGTATCCATCGATTAAGTCTTGCAATCTTGATGAACGCTTTGGACCATGCTCCGCTTCCCACAAGACGTTGTTCGTCAAAAATGAAGAAGGCATTCTCAACTCCCGTGTAGTTTCCAATGTTGTTCCAAGAGTCAACAGTCAGTACTCCAGCAACTGTAGCATTCCTTTCTTTCCCGATGCCATAATGTACAAACTCTTTCTCCCAATCAAGACTATCACGTTTCTTAGCCGTGGTAATCACATAGACATCTTTTGGTGCTTCATTCTTCATGTAGTAGGCAGCAGCAACTTTGGATTTACCCGAGCCAACGCCTCCCCAAAGAATGGAGCCATTTCGCAGTTTCTTTACAGCATCCTTTTGATGCTGATACAAAGTGTCCATGGCTCCTCCTTTCTAGTCAGTTAAATCAGTAACAACCCATAAGATGAAAGCTAAGATAAGGAAAACAGAACCGGTGTCCACCAGTCGATCGTGTAGGTCTTTTGATAACCAAATAGAACCTAAAAATGTTATTAGAGATAAGAACAGAGAAATACCAGCCAGAACACGACCTGTTGTTTTATTGGCTTTCATCACTCCTCCTTTCAACCAATTAGACGAAACCCGTCACTGATCTTTACTGACATAGCGATTAGTGTGTTATGTAACCTATCAAACAAATCCCCATTCATACCCGACACAAGAACATCAGGCGTAAAGTAAACTTGAGTAATTCTCAACCCTTCTATCTTACAAACAGCCTTTGAGTTATTAATCACAACGTAGTCAAACTCAAGAGTACCGAGAAACTTCTTGACAAACTCAAGATCAATACCATCTTTAACAACCAGTACTGATGTCATTACTCCTCCTTATTTATACCGGGCTCGCCACCATCCGAGCATTGACAAGGATATCCTGTAAGATGTCCTTTCTCAAAATGGTGATGGTGTGGTCTTAACTGCGGTTTGGTGCAACCCATCAACGAACAGTACTCAATTCGCTTTCCTGCATTATGTGTTGGCCTGAACCAATTCATCTCGGCCTCATTTCAAACTTATCGGGATCAATGCCAGCCGCCATGAGCTCGAAAGGTGTCGGGGGTTTACAGAAAGCATCATGATGATGATGTAATCTTTCTGGGCAGTCCTTAGTACCAATACCATGATGCGTACCATTGTGACCAAACGACCAATCACCGTTCTTTAGACGAAGAATACGTGATGTTGTCATGTTATTCCTTATGCTTCTCTAACCAAGCGATGATCACATCACCATGGCAAGGGTTTGGTGGGCAGTAACAAGATAGATCATGCCCTCGTAAGGAGAGAATTGCATCTCGATAATCTAATCGAGTATCAACCTGACTATGAAACCAGATCCTATACAAGTCGATAACTCGCTCGCGTTCCTCCTCAGTGTCAACAGTCATCCTGAATGGGTTACCGAAGAAACCAGGCCTCCCAATGTAGATACTGCCATTTGGCGTTTGGTCACCTCGTTCGCAATGTATCACCTTCATGGTTTCTCCCTATCCCTACCAAGAGTTTTGTAGCAAGTACAGATCAAAACTTGACCATGCCGAGTGTTCATAAGTTCAAACTCCCCTCCACAATAAAGATGCTCGATATACCAGAGTTGCCATGGTGCGAGATCGTCTGAGTTTACCGTCAAGGTTTTGTTTATAAGATCTCTGGACAACTGTCGTAACGTTCGTTTTGGTGGTTCTGGGTCTGGTCCATACCACTTATACGGAGGAACTGTGCTATATCGGTTTCGTCTTAGAATAGAACTCGCCAGCTCAGCTTCTTTCTTGAAAGCCTCAACATTTTCTTTCGACGTCATCAATCCACCCTCCTAATCAATGTCATACGTACGACTTGCGATATCAGCCAATACTTGAGCGACAATAAAGGGTGCTGCTTCCCTCACAGGAACAATCGCCATCTCACGAAGTTGCACCTGCATCATCACGTCGGTTGTGTCCCAGTCAATGCCAGCATCGTTTCCAATAGCCTTCGCTGCCTCCTCAACAGCCTCAGTTATATTTAAACCGATGTGTTCAATCATATGACTTCCTTTCAAGGTAGTCTCCTTAGAGGCAAAAACTAAAACCGATTCTTTGGTCTTAGTTTTTGAGGTTTCTAGTTGGGTTGATCAATTCTCCTTATCTTTCGTAACAACGATGATCACAACCATTCCAATAATCATAGCTGTTTGGAACGCGATGACTTTGATGAATGATTTGGTGTTCGGGTCGAAGTTCTTCCATTTGTTGAACATGGTCTTTCCTTTCATAGGGTCTCGTTATAACCTATGTTTTACACGCGAAGGCAAACCTAAAGCCCGTGTATATGTGGGCTGTCGGCTTTAGAACCTTTTGATTTGTGTAACGTAGCTCAAGTGGGCATAACGAACAGCAGCATCATCGTCGAAGGCAAAGGTCTTATGGAATTTGTCCGCAGGTACAATGGTGGATGTGCGCTTTAGCACGAGGAGGTAGTCGCCATTTTGGATATATGGTTCTGCTTCACTCGGGGAAAAGTCGAACAAGTCTTTGTAGTTGGACATGGATTCTGGTGTAATCTTTACAGCAGCGCCGGTGATGAGCTTCCGTTTGAATATGTTGAACATGGTCTTTCCTTTCATAGGGGTCTCATTATATGAAAGGTTTTTCCTGCGAGGCAAACCGTAAGCCCGTGTTAGGGGCTGTGGGTTTTAGATCTTGTTGTAATTCAAGACGATGTCGTAGAATTGGTATTGTGTCTTGCGGTATTCATTGCGTTCAGTTCTGCTAAGCGTACTGTCGTTCACCTTCGAAAGTATACGTTTCCTATCAGCATCCCATTCAGCGGCGTGTTCACGCTTTGCTTCATTGAATTTGACTTGGTCAGTAACTTTCTTGGAGAACACAAATGCTGTAACGCTGACTACAACGACCACAACAAGTACAATCTTATTATGGTTCATGGTCTTTCCTTTCATAGGGGTCTCATTATATCCCATGATTTTCCTGCGAGAGGAATTTTTATAAGCCTTGTTCGAGAGAGGGTAAGAGCCTCGACGGGAGACCCCTACCCTCTCTCTATCTACACTTTAGCCAGGCAGTAGACGCCTTATCTGTCAGCACATTCCTAACAGACTGCCAGGGGACGAACCCTCGTGCAGGTGCTTATGGTAGCTATTCAATTATAGGCGGGAGTTACCCGCGGTGGCATCGGACTCACCTCCCCCAAACATAGATCTTACTGCAGGATGAGTTCTTCAAATCTTCTCCAACTCATCCTGAGAATATGGTGGTTAAGCCCGATTCTTCTTCCGAGACTTACCAGCGACTTTGTTTTTGGCTCGACGTTTGTTAACTTTGTTCTGGTTGGGTGTCTGTGCTTGGACGTTTGTGCTCATCCGTCCACCCCCGTTATAGACAGTGTTAGGTTTTATCCTCATGCTTTTAGCGGCTTCTGGCGAAACCTTAACGTGTGGGTTGAAGTGCGGACGATCCATATCACTCCTTTTTTCAGAAAGTCGTTTTGTCCCTTTTGTACCCCTCTTAATAACAGGACATAATAGGACATATCGGGCACTAAAGTTCTCTGTAAGCGATCCTAAGAATGTGGTTTTGATTAAGCATGGATACCCCTACTTCGACTCAAGCCACTTACGAAAGCGCTGGAGCCATAACTCCCTATCCCCAGGAGTTATATTTCGACCATAACTATAATTCCCATGGCATACAAGACACTTGGGATTAGGTGGTGAGGACTCACAAGCAGGACAGAATCCTTGGGCAAGCCAGAGCATACGGAATGGGTGACGCAGCCAAAGCTTTATGTCGGTCATTTCCTTAGTCGCTCCATTTGAGTTGTCGTTAAGTTCTTTGACTTTCCAGCAAGGATACCCAGTAGAACAAGCCTCATGGTCAGGACAGTCAGAACAGAAGGCGCTCACGTCTTTGGTATAGATGGAATGATCTCGACACCAAGAGTTAGTGGCTTCTCCTTACAACCATAACTACGTGAGTGTTCGCCAATGAGCAACAATCTGCCGTCTTTGTTACGCCCATAAATCTTGCATCCACAGGCATCCCCTGGGATAAGGCCAACCTCAGTCAAAGCGTTAGTTTCAAGATTTATAGCGTTAATGACAATCGGGTCGTCTTCCCTGAGTTGGATGACGCTTTCCCAAAGCTTATCAACAACCATAACTATCTCATCCTCCTTTTCTGAATGGTTTGAGTCTCATGGTCAGGACAGTCAGAACAGAAGGCGCTCATCCTTTTGGTAGACATCCCCAATCAAGAGCACATTTATTAAGCATGTCTCTTATACGGTCAAGCTCGATAATACGACTTTTGTGGTATTTGTTCTCAACCCGGATGTTTGCCTCATACAAAGCCATTGCTAGTTCAAGTTCTTCCTCATGCCGAGAAGTTTCGTCATGGATTAATGCGAATATCTCATCTTTGGCCTGAGCAAGCGATACTTGGGCGTTGCCACTAAACGTAATGTCGGAAAGACCGGCAATAACACGCATAGCGTCCCGCCATTCATGCGATCCAGCCTTTAGATCAGGTTTAGTCTGTCGAAGATAATGCTGAATCTCCAACATCTTCTGAACTGTCATTCAGCCACCCATATCCTAAAATTGCCAATATAGCATCTGAAGCCTTTTGTTGTGTAACAGCGCCCCTAATTGACAGCGATTCTACTATTGGTTTCACTCTCCAAGCGAGTTCTTCATCAGTGGGCATGATTCCCTTTCAAAGATAAGTCTCAGGGTGTTGTATCCGTTTCTTCCCCTGAGTTAGGATCGGCTGGGCAGGAGTGCACTCCTTACCTAACGTGACGCTGGCCTAACGTCACTCGGGAGCCGATCAACTCTATCGGTTACTTCTTTGTATACCGAGTTACAGGCTGAGGTTGCCCAGGATGTCTCGGATTCCAGTAGTATCGGTCCCAGACGTGACGAATAACGACTGCGACGATGGCGCCGATTAGCACCATAAGAAACCCCATTATAATTCTCCTATCCACGCTATGAACTAGTTCCGAATATGCCTGCCAGCCATGGTAAGCACTACCATGACAATGACACAGAACAAACCTACCTCAGCGAATGTACTGCCAGGGGACGAAGAGCTTGACGCGGCAAGTCCTGTGCCTATTCCAGCCAGGATCCACCCACAGGCGAGGGCCTCTCGTACTTGCTTTCGTGTTCTCATCACGTACACCACGCATATCCTGGTCCGAAGGAGAATGCTCTAACCCACAGGTAGTGAGAGCAGTCACCATGTCCGTTCAGGTAGACCTCACCTATCGCAAAAGTTACTGCTACCAACGGACATGGCACTCCAACGTAGCAGAGGAACGCACCAATCGCAGCAGCACTACCAGCATGTAACGCCTGTTGGTCAGTTCTGTTGAAGTCGGTACAGAAGGCTGGGTTCCACCATGATGATGTACAGTTACGCACGCCAATTGTTGGTAACGCAACACTCTGACTTACTGTCTGAACCTGTGCAGTTGTGCGTCCAACAGCAAATGCCGGAGAGGCAGAGATTGCCGTGAACATAAGTGTCGACACAATCACACCTATTGTGAGGCGTCTAATATTCATTCGGTATCTTTCACAAAGGTTGGTTTAAACCGGAGAGTAAATGATAGTGGGAGAAGGATGTTATACCTAGCGCATAACACTTAGTCCTCCTCCCACTACCTTCATTCGCTGCCGTATGCTCCATGCAACAGGCAATTGAGTAATGACTTGGAGTAGTCAATCCTCTCTGCTCCCTCGCGGGATAATAGTCCACGAACAGGTGTTTTTACAACTTACGCTTATCAGCCGTCGCCGATACACGCCTTCGGTGTTATTCCTTCACCGCTCACGCCACTACAGAACAAGTGCACCAGGGTATTAGCGTCTCATGGGACAATCCCTGTTGTGCTACCGTCTTTTTACTCATTCTGTAGTGGCCGCTCTGAGCCTAAGAGGCTGTTTATACTCACTCAGACGAGTTCCTTCGAACGAAACAGAGCATTGAGCTCATCGATAGCCGAATTCAGCTCAGCACCAACTCGCTCTTGATAGGTTATCTCAGCTTTTACACCAACGATAACTAAACCAACAACGACAGTTCCAACACCGACCAGAATAATTGCATCTTCGTGGCGTCGAGCCCACAACTTGAAGCGTTCGTACTTAGACTCTGGTATCATTTCAGCTCCCAGTCAGACGCTGAGACCGGACGACCTCAACGAGATTGTCATGATTAGCCTGAGCATCTTCTGACATACGAACCACAGTCGTTTTCAGAAACTTGATCGTATTAGCGATGTTGTTGAAAGACATCCGTAATTCAGGATCCAGTCGGGAACTAGCTGTGAAACGTGTGAGATAGTCAATGGCGTAGTTTGCATCGCGTATAAGTTCGGCGTTAGGACGAGGCTTAGGCGGAATGACAATCTCGGGCGTTGGGACAATCTGTGAATTCTGTTCAGTCATTTGAAGCTCCTATATAAAAGGACTAAAAATTTAAGACCATATAATGGTCTCTTCATTATAAGCGGTGTTTTTCTTGCGAATACTAGCGTGGCTGATAGTAGTTAGAGTGTTCGACTATCACTTACCCTCATGCTCAGAGCATTAGTCATGAGACCACAATTACTAGATTGGTTCGCTTTCAACGCAATCTAGATTTATACACTTCTCTGAAGCACTTAAAACAGACCCGCATTTCCAACATTGTCCATTTGCTGGGTCGGTATCCTTTGTGTATTCCGTTTGATTCTTAACAAAGTTCTGAATCTCAGGGTCAATCGTTGTTTCTTTTCCGATAAACGAGTAAGTTGGTTCAACTTGAACGGTTTGAGGTTTCCAAGGATCCTTACCGTCGATAATCCAACCTGCAACTGCAATCAAATCAACCGTGCTAACAGATCTGACATGGCTAGAAAATGGCCCACCACTATGTTCAGCCAACACCTCACGAGATGCTTTGAGGGCCTCTATTCGGGCATTCTGTTCCTCATTGAGTGATTCGATCATCAGTCCTCCAACTTAGCATTCCGGTAGTACTCTTTCTCTGCTTCAGTCAGGGTCTCCCAGAACGCAATTGCCTCTTTTGCTGACACCGGCTTCTCTGGAGTGGACAAGAACCTCTTGATATCGCTCATGCTTTTGGCATTCGTTACTCCTTGGGTTGGGTCTTATCTTCCTGAGTAGCCTTGTCATTAGCAATGCCGTTAACAGCAGGCTGTTCGAAGATCTCCTTGAGTAATGCCGTGCCAGCATCCTCATCCGTTGTTAGAAGTTCCTCAATGTCCGACCCAGGATCACCGGCAGCCAACTCCTCAGCCTTGATAGCCTCCTCGAAGACATTGTGCACAAGACCTTTAGGCTCTTCTACGTCCACCGGGTCAAAGTTGCTTGTGAATGCCTTGTTCGTGTACACTTTGAAACTAGTACCCGCATACAGGATATGGTCTCCGACATAGGCCTTTGTCTGTCGCTCGTTGAGTGGCCTGTGAACACGAACTTTTATAAACCTGTCGATCGTCGTTCGACCTTTGGCGCTATTTGTATGCTCCTCAGTGCGTACCTCCCCTTTACACCACTCCGCTACTTCTTCCATATTTGCGTCTGTTACCCGGACACCCTCAATATGGAAGACCTTACGGACAAACTTCTCAGTCTTAAGGATCATAACGCCTCTTTCTTAGTTAGTGTGTCAGTGCTGTGACTGGGAAAGTACGTTTTTCTTGATTGCAGCTTTAATCTTTTCCCTGTTTCTCCACAAGACGTATGTGGTTCCAACAACCCCGACGATAATGATAGACCGTTTGAGGTTGCCTTTGTTCGTTTTGTTGACTATGTCGGTAGCCATGTCGTGAAGTAGTGCTAGGGTGTACTCAAGGCCATCCGCAACGCCCATGTAGTATGAACATTCCTCAGGCACAGTTGACATGTCAGCATCACCCAAAGCAGTAACATACCACTCAGTGATAGTGGCAACCTTTTTTGGTGTTAGTGTTGGTACGCCAGGAAACTCTGCTGGAGTTGTGGTAGCCATAATTATTCCTTCTTAGATTGGTATTACAAGGGGTGGGTGGTCGGGAACAGATCTCAATCGTCTCATTTGAACTTCAGAATTGGTTCTCCACCACAGGTAGGACAGTCTCTGAAACAATCTCGGCCATGCTCATGCGGTTTACTCCAACAGGCACGACCATGCGGACGTTCATCTTTCACATCTATCACTGGTTCATACGTCGCCCTGAAGAAGTCGGGTTTACATTTGGTGAATGTACCATCCGGATTCTGGACTATCCAGTCACCATAAGTAGCCCTAACGTCGCCTCCAGAGGTGTGGATAACCAGTTCGCCTGTGGCAGGGTCAAGGAATATGCCATCGCCTCCGGCTTTACCACCGCCTTCAGGTACGAGAGTTGATGGGTCAAGCAAAGCGTTTCCAAGTAGCCATGGGTATCCACAGTCTCTAACCCATTCACATACTGCCATGGTGTCCCCGGCAGTGCCGTATAACTGACGAGCCTCTACCTCAACAGGCTTCTTCTTGAATCTACCCATCAGTTTCCTTCCTTGATTTTTGCTCTGATTTCCGACCATTTCTCATGATGCATTATTTTGGTTGACGTAACGAAAAGTATCATTCCTACGAAATTTCGGAATGAGTCGAACCTCACATATTTATAGGCCATCTGATTCCTTTACTTTTTGCCACCCAGCTTTTTCCAAGGCATCAAGACGGATTTGGGCATTATCGAGTTGGTAGCAGTTACACTTTGTATGGTCTTTGTGCACAACACACCTCTCGTCATGCGCCTTCATAGGCTCGACTAAGAGCAGTGTCAGAAGACCATCATCGTGAGCACTCACTATCCTCCTCAAAACTTCCTTCCTTAATGGATACGTTACCATGAGAATATTGGGGAAGGCCTTTACCTTTGGTTACTTTGAACCACCCAACTCCTTCTCTGTTATCAAGGTAAGTAACGCCACCGCCAGAATTTACTCCATCGAGGTCCACATAAACGACTGGGATCCGTATTCCAATTATGGCTCGTGCCCAATACTCCGGAAACTCTGGGGTATCGGCAACAACAGCAGTACCACGTGATGCTGTGGTGAGTAGACCATTCCAGTAAGTAAGTTCTCGTGAGACCATCAATCCTCCTTAGACTTCGGTGAAGCACCTATGCCATACCCCACCATGACACCGATGAGCATAATTCCTGCCCCTACGAGCATCTCAACCATTAACAACACCATAGTCATCAGTAACTAATGGTTTGGGAATGTAGTTCGCCTTAACCCAGGCGACCATCTCATCGGCAATTATTTTAGCACGATCAGATTCAAATATGCCAGCGCCAGAAAGATTATCCCAACATGCACTACCAGCGCCAACGCCTTGGAATATAACCTCAGATAACGTTTCTGGTTGATTATGTCCTGTAAACAGCCAATGCTCAGTCACAACGTCGACATGACCGCCTAAACGAATAGGCTTCTCCACAAACAGACGCACCATGTCTGGGTTGTACCGATTTAGTGCATCAAACCAAGACCAACCGGCCTGTGCTGGGAGCATATCATTGCCAACATACTCCACAGTAAGGCGGATAGCTTCGGCAAGGTCTTCTGCTGCAGTATAAACAGAGTTCATCTGATATTCAGGATTCGATGGGATGTTTGGATAGATACCCTCTATTTTCTCTAAGACACAACACATATTCTGCGCCGCAGCGATAATGTCAATGTCCTCAAGATTTGCCACATATGGATCGGTATCATCATGTATTCCGGCGGCCCGGTTAACTCCTACAAGGAATGCATTATAAACATCCTTATAAGTCACTACCGGCTTTCTTTTGTTCAAAATAGTAGCTCCGCGCTCACCAATAAAGGTCTGCGGTTGACCTTCATTAGACGGTGTCGATGCACCAGTACGCTCTAACAGAGCACCAGCGAGATCCTTTATCGAGGCAATCAACGCCTCTTTGGGGAAACTGTCAAGCGTATCTGCTGCTGCCAAAGCCTCCCACTGAAGACGTAGTTCTTCTAGTTCAGTACCCATTGGTTATCCTTCCAACTAGTCGCCAGCCTCTGTGGTTATGCTCTCGTACAAGTTGGTCGTAGATAGGCGTCTCACCAACTAGTTTTCGGCGAAGTGCACTATTCGCTAACAGATATAGAATCACTAATGACTGAGTTATAACTCCCAGTAAGAATATGATCGTTATTATATTTAGGGTCATCAGTCTCTCATCTTCCGTTCTTCGTCAAGCCTGGCGTATTTCTCAGCAAGGTAGTCTTCCTCGATGTCGACATATAGTGACTGCAGATATAGTGGATGGTGAACAACCCCATTGATCTTCGTCTCCCAAGGACGGATAATCATGTCCGCATTGACAATGTCCGCTGAGTCGAGAATATCCACCTCACCTTCACCTAGATGAGTACGATTACGAGAGGTGCTCATGAAAATCTGTGGAGGCTTGAACCCGTCAAAGTTGACTTTGACTTTGATAAATGGAACGCCATGGATTACCTCACCCTCATCATCTTCACGATCCCTGGTGTGCTTGACACCCAAACCGTCTTTGAACATCTGCTCAGCAAGATCGTCGGGTAGAAGTACGGCGAAGTCTCGAACACCACCATCTTTATTGTAGGGGGTTGGCCTACCGGCAAAGTTACGGTAGTTGCCTGGCAGTATCTGAACACCCTCAAGGATTATATTTCCGTCGTCGCGTGCCATCTAGTTCTCCTTATAAATTTGGACCGGTATTCCGGCCTTCTCAGCGAGTTTTATACAGTTGGCTGTGCCTTTGGATCCATTACGAAGGAAGGCAAGACAGATATCAGCACCCGAGTTCACCATACGCTGGTTACGTTGATGGCCAGCACTCTTACCCTCTTTCTCCCAATGAGCTTTATGCGGCTCGATGGTGAAACCAAGAGTCTCGCCAAACATCTCAGCGAAGGTGTCAACACCACGGGCTCTACCGACAATCAAGATGGTATCTTTTGGAGACCCAGCCTCCTGCCAAGTGGAGATTATGGCATCGCTAATTATTTCAACGTTCTCCCAAACCCTTGACCCTGTGATTAGGATTCTATAGGTCATTAGCCTTTAGTTTCCTCGATTCGTTCAGCCTCTGCAAGGATGGCAACTCAACGGATTCGCCTCGCCATTGAGCACGATGACTTACCGCTTCGTTAAAACTCTTGAGGCAGTCGATCATGTATTTTGCAAGGATGAAGTCAGGCGTTCCAGACACGTTCTCTGCACAATAACCATTGAGAAGAACTGATAACGCCCTCTCAATAGCACCATCAGAGTCATCACGGTCTTTTACAGAGAATCCTACAACCATCCCTCTACTGATCTTCTCAATCATATCAGGATCGGTGATCTCCATCTCGATTGGTGACAAGGTACCACTGCCATCCAAATCAGCCATTCCTTTGATCTTCATACATCGCTCCTTCAGACTTCCGACGGCTCTTCATCTTCCTACGAATCTCCGTAGGACAAGACTCTTCCTGATTTGGATCGGCAATCGCGGCAATCAATCTACCAGTAAGCCGAGCTCCGCAAGTTGGACAGTACTCCACGTCTACTCCTTCTGCTTGGCTGGAATAAGATTGGGCCGAATCGTGATACTGTCAGCAAAGCCTAGCATAAGATTATCCTTGATCTCTTTTGCGACTGTTGTACTGCCAAAAGTAGCCGTGATGGTGTTGTCAGTAATTATAGCCGTCCCAATGACAAAACCTTCGAACTTGACAGGAACGGTTATACTGTTCTCCTCGTCGTGGCACCGGCAACCAAGCCCACCACACCTGATCCCCACGTGTGTCCGATATGCACAATCGCACATGTCTTCTCCTCACCTTAATCGGCTTGGTCTGGAACGCAGACGTTATCAAACTTCTTGTAGGCATCCAAATACGTCTCGCCAATCTCACCATTATAGGTGATTTCGTAGTACATTCCGTCTGGAAGGTTGGTGCTAATCAGTGCCTTCCAGTTCTGGAGCGTCTTAGAGAACCAGACAACATAGACATCCTCGATTAGTAGGATCACTTTGTCAGTCTTCTCGAGACGCTCGTTAACGTAATCCGTTACGATGATTCTTGCTTTTAGTTGCATGTCCATTTTTTCTCCCTTATCCTGCTCCGAGTCAAATATGGCTACTATCTGTTTAGCAGTATTGCTGACAGCCGCATAGACATGCATGATCTTGACATGACTTTTGTTTAGAAGTTTCCCACCTGCCCTAATCTGCATTATGGCCTCGACAAGTGCCCGTTCCTTATCAGGACCACAATCATACTCAACAACAATTACGAGACGGTTACGCTCATTCATTCTAGTCGGCCTAGGCGCTCTAGTCATTCAGGCATTATCTGAACATACATTGGGGTGAAACTACCAGGCTCAGTAGGTGTTGGATCCTCGGCCATAGTGTAGAACCGACCAGTTTGGCCAAGCCAACCTACTTGACTGAAGACAATATGTTTCTCGAAATCTTTTTCTTCTGGGTTGATGAGTAGATCTGAGGGACTAATCCACCTCACTTTCGGCTCCTCTCTTTCAAATATGGTGTTAAGCCAATTGGCATCTGGTTGATGACACAACATGCATATTCGAGCAGAGTTACTAGTTCCGGCTGGACTCACCCAAGCCCAGTAATGCTCACACTTTTCTGCCTCCGCGCAATTTTCAGTCATGTGGTCCACGTTTTTCCACAGTGAGTGCACAAAAATATTTTATGCATTCCAGTGTCGCTCATTGTGAAGGCAATCCACGTTACGGCCGGCTTTGCTGCTCCAGATAATCCTCGATCATGATGGAAGCAGTCACGTTGCTTTCTCCACTTAGTTATCAGTATCATTCAAGATCCAAAGCAATTCGATCGAATTCAAATTCTTCTAGGATCTTCATAAGTTCATCATGATCTGTAATAGCCCCAATGAGTCTTTCGACATGCTTATCTCTAGCGTGTCCTACGATATAAAGACTCTCATTGAAAGTTTTTCTTTCTTTCACAATCACGCAAATCCAAAACAGAGAGGTTCCAAATATGGTAAGAACAACACGACGATTCATAATTACTCTCCTTATTCACAGTTAGAGTCAACAAACGACTCGTAGTCACCGAATTTATTGATTGTCTTGATTGCCTCATTGGTGAGGTTCTCAAAATAGGCCATGTCGATCTCAAGGTCGTCTCCAAGTTGTTTGGCCATATCAGCCTCGATCCAGAAGAACCCCTTCGTGCCAGAGACAGCATAACTCTTATCATCTTTTATTCGCATAAGAAGTGCTCCACCTGACTCTGGAGTCACAGGGATGAATCGTCCCGTACGACCGACAAAATGCTTAGACTCAGTCTCATCAAATATAAGGTACATTGCACCCTGAGTCACCTGCTTAGTCTCACACATGTCATCAAATTTGACATCTTGGATGTCAAACAAGGTCTTGAACACATATGGGTGCTGGAACTGAGCGCCTACAGCTACCCAAGATTTAGTATTCGGATTCTCTGGCTCATCTACCCTGGCAATATAGACCGCGTCGTTAACCAGGCAGAACTTAGTGTAGGTTGCCTCGTGCTCGAAATCGTAACCATATTTTGAACCGAACTGAGTAACCTTTTCGATAATATCCTGTGTTGCATTCGGGATCTTGATCGAGTCTGTCTTGATATGTGCAACCGTGAAACCAAGACTCTGCACATACTCCTTCAGATCAATCATGAATAGAGCACCACGCTTCGCCACGATATTGTCGACGTTGCGTATGTCTCGGAAAGGGTTGTCAAACTTGGCTGACGTCAGACCATAGACGATATTGATCACAATCTTAAGCGCATATGAAAGCGCCTTTGCATCCTTCTCGTCTTTCAAATATGGTTTGAGTTTGCCGCCAAGCATCTTTCTGGCCGAGTCGTAGTCCTCATGCTTGATCGCAATACGCGCATCCTTGAGTGCCGAGAAGTTCGGCGTATATTCACCAAACAAGTTCAACTGCTCGATGGTGGTTGGGTGCATTGATGCAATATCTAACAGAGCGACATTCTCATACATCCCAGGCTCAGCAGAGACATAACCGCCTTCCCCAGTCTCTTCACCTTTATAAAAGCTCTTGCCTAACGCAAAATTATAACCAGGGAACTCTTTGCTGAGATCGGTATATTTGAAACTCTTCTGAGGATACTTATCATTACCAAATATGATCTTCGCAGTATGCCTTTGCGTCGTGTCATTGACTGTGAGACCACTCAAATCAGCAAGAATCTGCCGGGCAATAAAGTCCTGCTCACGATCGTCGAGAACAGCCTCAGTAGCAATTACGTCATTGACGCAATACTCAACAACCCGCTCAACATCCTCCTCGGCGACAGGTTCATCCCAAGGCAAATCCAACTCCATGTGGTGAAGCCCTAAGTCAATCTCAAACTTCTTCAAACCCTGCTTCTTCGAACTGAAATCATAAATGTCGGTATATGAGATGTTGTAAGCCTCACCGAACATACCATTACGCTCGTTTGCGATGATCTTCTGGGAAAGAATGTAGAGTTGCTCATTGTTGTAACCCATGTAGCGAGCATAGAGAATATGGTTGTCATACCGACGATTGTTAAAACCAACCAATTTTAACGAGAACAGACCCTCAACCTCTTGCGCGTTTGGGTTAATCATACGAACTACATTGTCATCACCCCGATACTTCCAGCATACGACAAAGAGATTCGGGTAGACCTCAATATCGAATAGGACTATACGACTGTCCTTAGCCTTCTCCAAGAATGGATCAGCATCCTCTTTCCCCTGAAACTGCATCTTCTGAACGATCTTCAATGCCTGTAAAGGCTGGTTGCTGCTATTATTGGCGAATGCGACAATTTTAGATCGCAAGTCAGTAACATCATATGCAAGGCCATCATTATATGCATCATCAAGAATCTTTTGGATGAAGTCGATTGAGGGTTTTGTCCCTGGATGAATCTCTTTACGCAAATTTCTGGCGATCAGGTCACGGAGACCCTTCTCGCTCTGGATAGTACTCGAATGGAGCATCTTCTTCTCCTTAAACGGAAGCCCACTGTTTATGGACGCCACAGGGACATTATTACACTTCGTGAGCTTCCTGCGCAATGCGCTTTTGCCCGTATAGACCTTCACCTCAATGCCTGTTGAGTACTCACTCGCAAGTTCAGAGACATCGCCATCATAAATATAGTGGAGATGAACGCCTGACTCGCCTTTGCTAATCTCAGCATAAGTCGCTGGCCATACACTAGCCGCCGCTAGGTTCATCTCTAGAGACTTCTCTCCGCTTTCATCCTTCAAGTCGAAGTCAATCACGATATGGTTCTCAGGGATTCGAACATAATGAGTCTTTGTCGTGTCGATCTCAGACAGTGTCGTCTTGACCGATGACCACCTTTTTAGCGGCGTCCCATCATCATTGGCATATTGTGCCGGATAGTCTCCATACTCTTTGTCAAATATGGACCTTGTCTCGTCCATTACCAGTAAAAAATACTGGTCATCCTTTGATGGCGTTTTAAATTTGTTAGCATTGAATCCTAAATAATAACTTCGTACTGTTACCCCATCGATTACAATACGATCTTTAAATTCATCGAAATAGTTTTGTAACTCATCTCGAATTTTGTATTGAGGAAGTTGTCGCTCAATCCCAGTTTCATTGCAATACTCTTTGTACATAGAATATGCTTGTTTTAGGGATATGCCATTCTGCGACTTAAATACATCATAATAAGACTCGATGAAGTTGAAGAAAATGTTTGTTGAGAACATCATATCGAGTGGTCTATACGAGTTGTAATGGTTCTTTCCCATTTTAAGATAGACATCAAGACAGTGTTGAGCAATAGCGCCCAACTCAAAATCTATCTGAGTCATTAGTGATTGATAGTGATTAGCCGGAAAACGAACACCAGTTGGATGCACATCAATTAAACGTCGTATAATCCCAGATTTGGCATCAGATATCTTTACCGGCTGATTGGTTCCCATAAACAAGAACGCATTTATCTTTGCGGTATAACTTGGCCGAAATTTTTCATTTATAGTCATAGGTTCATGGGCAATAATACTGTTTAGTCTAGTATTGTCCTCTATTTTTGAGAGATCTCCGTCATGTTGAATAGCTACAAGCGGATTATCTCGGAAAGACTCAGTGGAAAAAGTCCCATTATTTGACCCTAAAGCTTTAGCCTCAAACGAAGCAACATAACCGTCAAACAGTTTGGCTATGATGTTCAAAATGGTTGACTTACCGCTACCAGCGGGACCGTATAATACAAGAAATTTTTGGATCTTTCTCGAGTCTCCTGAGACAACGGCTCCGATAGCCCATTCGATCTTAGCTCTTTCCTCTGGCGAGTAAAGAATTCCAATAAGTTCATCCCAAGCAGGATAATCGCCAGGGGCAAGAGTATAAAGAAGACTGCGAGAAACATAATCAGATTTTTTAGGTTTATCATTAGCAAAAGTAAGTTTTTCATCTAATTGATTATAACTATTGCTAATGTTTTGCATATATTTTCGAAACTCTTTCCAACCCTGATTGCCGAAGGATTGAAGATATTTCACATTACACGATACTCCAGAAGAAGACTTCATTTCTTCTGCATACTGACGAAGTTCTTCATCTACCAAACGTTGTACATCATATTCGTCAGTTGACCAACGCCCTCGTTCTTCATCCCAACATGCATAAAAGGATTTTGCTCTGACCATCAAGTCTTTTGAGCGGGCGACAACAAAGTCTGGGTATATCTCGAGTTTACCCTTGCCTTCCTTGGTGGCAATCTTATAGAAATCCATGCATATCCCCCTCTCTTAGACTAAATTATATTAAGTTAGGCAAGGGTTTCAGTCTTTTCTCATATCTCCTCTCGTTCTATAAGGTAACTACACATCTGATACCAGATCTCGACGTCACGCTGGTCTTTTTTCGGCCACTGTAATGGGAATAACCCCCCGGAGCCATCCGGCGCATAAGTTCTCCAAATTACCCTGTTTAATATCTCCTCAACTTCGTCTCTCGGGATGTTAACTCTGTCGTTATAAATTTCTAGTCCCAAATTATCCATGAGATGCCAAAACCAACCACGGGCCCTTTTATCAGTCTCAAAAGAAAGCCTTCGTGACAGGCTGATCAACATCTCAAGCATGGAACAGCCAAGATTTATCCATTCAAGATCGACGTCTTCAAGTCGTTCGGCGTCGATGAACTCGTACCTTAGATCTTTACCATCCTCAACTCGATTGTCATCATTAGCGACAATCCAGACAAACTCCTTGTTATAGAGTATCTTTAGAAGAGACCAGAAGGTCCGTGACGGGTTCTTAAGCTTTACGGAAGCAACTTGACTGTAGAGCCATGTAAGATATAGCTCGTCCAGTTCGCTGTTCACTCATTTCCACCTCGAAACTTACGAATTTTACGCTGATCGGAATGCTGAACAAAACCGAGAACCTCCTCAACATACTTATTCTGACTCTGCACCACTTCGAAGTCGAGTTCCAGTCGGTCATTTCGAATATAGACGATCTTGGGATCTTTTGACCCATGACCAAACTGTTTGAGATTCTCAACCCCAACCGTCTCCTCGATATCCTCAATGACTTGATCCCGCTCATCAGACAGAACGTCATCACCCTCGAAGAATGTAATTGTGACCTGCTGATATCCGGGTTCAGACTCCATGAACTCATCGTGAGAGATCACATACGGGGCATACTCGGTTCGGTTCTTAATCTCCTCCGGATAGTCAAATTCTGCTAGTGGATCCCCATCACCATCATCTTTGAATATGTTTACCTCGCCCGTCACCTCGATCGGGCCTTTGCTCGGATCCACTTCAGCATCGATTGACACAGCCTCAATGGTAAGATCTTCGACAACTCGAGGCTTCCCTTGATAGTCTAAAACAGCCTTAACAGCATTCAGACCAAGACTCTCAACAGCAGACTCCGGAGTGTCGTACTCGTCCCTCTTATGGAGGGCGTTATAGAACTGCTTGGCCTCGGCGATCTCTTTGTTTGAGATCTCAAGATACTGGTTCTCCAACTTCTTCTTTGCAAAGAAATAACCCGAGACAGCGCCAAGACCGAGCGAGATAATTACAGTCCCGCCAAGGATCATATAAGATTGCTTTACATTCATTATACGTCCCTTCCAACCTTCTCGTAGACGACGCCGTCGACATTGAAGTCGAGCAGGATGGCACCCTCTTGGCCACTAACGAAATCGTAGAAACGGTCCATACGTTGACCATCAAATATGCCGAAGTCAACCGTGTCATCGCCCTCGCCCTTCACCCAGCCAACTACACAACCTTCCGGTGACCGATCAAGACCAAGCGCATCATATACATCATTCAGAAGAACGTGACCTCGGGCCTGAAGTCTTTCGTTCGCATAATTCTGCTGAGAACGGAGAAACAACAGGTTGTATTCAGGCTGAGGGGACCATGACGTTGAGCGATTGTCAAAGAACCGAGCATAAATTGACGCACCGTCAGATCCAACTCGCTTGGTTTCGACCGTCTTCGACTTACCATTCTCGTCGATCTTAGTCTCGACTACTGTCTCCGAGCCATAGCGAAACTCTCGATCCTTATCCACGCCAAGTTCATCGCGGACACGACCACGATACTCAGTAAAACCCTTCTCGATAACCGCATAAGCAGCGGTCAGACCAAGATTGCGCCTTGTTAGGATAACATGAGAACCGGTCAGGCAACCGATTGACACAATCCCAACCACGACTGCCGGAGCATAAAGTTTTGCTACGGTCGTGACAGCACGAACACGGAGGATTACCTTATCCTGCGCATAGTCCTTGTCGTTATAACTCGCAACATTCCTATCGTGGAGAGACTCTGCTTTTTCCATATTGTCCTGGATTTCCTGGATTGTCATGTCCAGGTTTAGAGTTGCCCGAGATGCAAGAACCACGGTGGCGACAACGCCGACCACACCAGCGGCGAATAGGATCGTCGGTGAGTGTTTCTGACCGATGAGTACCTGACGAGCAACCTTCGATGTGATTACGTTCTTAAGCGAACTGATGTTCATTTCTTCTCCTTGTCGAGCAAGTATTGAGATGCAAGATATAGCGGACTTGGCGTGTATTCTATACCTTTTTCTTCTTATCTTTCTTGATCTTCAGTTCCGATGCAAATGCACCATAAGGACTATACCTATTACGAGCAGGACTAGGTTTCCATGGCTCATCACCATACATCTTTTTGAAAAGCCATTTCGAACCATTATCCATTAACACTTCGTGGATCTCTGGATTACGATCAATCGCCTGGACTAACAACAATCCAACAACGAAGGAACCAACAGACCCAACGAAAACGCCACCTGCAAAAGGAATAACAATCTTGAAAACCTTCATTTTATCTCCTTTATAATTTGTTTTTCTTAATCTAGTAGTTCGGGCTTTGGCAGATCTAGCAGATATCCGTCACGAACTCGAGCGACGTTTGCGCCACGAAGACCGCCATCACTAGTCCAACCATATTTGTTATCGGTGTAACTGGCATCTATTCCAACCAACTCATAGAGTTCGGAGACCGTCGCCGACTCAAACTCAGATACTAGATTGAAAAGTCGATCTAGAACCTCATCAGCTTCGACCCGAGTTGGCAAAATGATCTCGTCAAAGTCATGCGCGGCTCTTGCCCTTCGACTCATACCGCTTCGCCGCTCATCTGGATAGTCTCGATCCCTTGGCGTATTCTGAGAATATCGATTGCCATAGTTGGTGTAGACATTCGACATACTCGGACGACGCCCAGTTCTCCTACTGCTGGACCGAGCTTCTCCAAATATCATTCGCTCAATACCCTGACTGACGGCATCTGCGATTGCATCTTTGGCTGCTGGGATAAGAACGTCCATTGTCACATAATTAAGGACACCCTTTACAGGTTGACCACCGGTGAACATCTCAACAAATCGCTTTCCCATTGGCTTCTTGCGCCGAACAACTTCTCCGGAAATAACCTTCTCGATCTTCTTTGGCTCTGGCTTCTCAACTTTGTGCTTGTTACTGTTACTGGGGAATTCGCTTTCCATTACGTCCTCAATCCTTTAGAATCTATCTACAGTAAAGACTTCGGCCAATTCACCATCTGGAGAATAGACTCTTATGACTGGCATGGTGTGTGATATGTTGTTTTCTGCAAAACGCAAAGCAGCATTTATCTTCGGGAAATGAATCGGCAATTGCTCACCGTATATAGTTGGCCATACCATGGATTTGATCCGGACAAAGTAATGACCTTGGTCGTTCTCGAATATTTTAGGACTTGGCACAGGAAAATTCTTCATGATTCCTCGCTGCTTATAACTATTACCTGGATAGTCCATAATTTCCTCTAGACAAAGAGAAAACAAGATACCGTGGTTCTGGTATCCTGCTTTGAGTTGTTATGCAAGTAGTTTCTTCTAGACTGTGGTTTGGTACCAAACCATCACACTGTCGATCGATCGGTCTACGTACTGCTCTGCAAGATCGGATACTAACATTCCAAGGACAACGCTGCCAACCCAAACTTCAGTTTTTTGGAACTTGTCTTGGGGGCTGACGTTGTTGGAAATGACGTTGCTGATCACGAATACAGTACTAAGTCCAACGACGACTTTTGCGACGAATTTGGTTACTTTAATTTTGGTCATGATAATTCCTTTCATAGGGGTCTCATTATAGGGCATGTTCTTCTTGCGAGGTGGGCACATGTTTCTCCTTGGGGAGGGGAATGCTCGGCTGTCGTTTATAAGTCAGCATCCGGAATAGGGCGAGACCCTAAGAAAGGACCCTTGCCGACTCCCACCTTTGCAAATATGGAGGTTACTCTTTTGAGTTCTCAGCAATTCTTGTCTTCATGGCCTCAACCAATTCCTCACGAGTCATATCTTGAGGACGCTTTGGACCCTTGATTTCTTTCTTTGGTTCCTCGGGAAGCGAGACATCCTGAAGGATTGTCCCTTTGAGAACGGAGGTGTCGGTGTCAGAAGTAATGTTGAATCCATCAGGGACCACCCCGTTGAAGAATTGCAACATGGCCTTTTCATCACTAACAAGTTCCATGAAAAGTTTAGAATATGCCTCGGTGCCCATGAAGTGTTGAATTAGTTCAGGTGACTTTTCGAAACTCTTGTTATCGGCATTGCGAACGCCATATGCCTTAGTCAGAATCTCTTCGAATGCATCAACAATTTCCTGATTATTATCGGCCGCAACGATTTGCTTGAGATACGAGGACAAACCACCTTTCGTACGAAGTTCCCATTTGGCAAGTTCCGCTGTGAAAAGGTGGAAATAGAAGTCCTCGGTGAGCATGTTACCGTCGAGGTCTGGGTATGTAATAGTCTTCTTGAACATTAGAGCCTTTCAGAGATAGGAAGGTATGAAGCTTGAGAGACATCCTTCTTAGACACGCACTCATTCAATTCCTCATTGACCACTGCCTTAAGCAGAATGAGATAATTGATGTGGTCAGTAATTTTCTCTTCCCATACCGCCATAGGAAAGACATTACCACTTTGACACATGTCAAATATGGAAATGGTATGCTTGGCCAACATGCCGGCAACGGCCTGACGAACAGTACAACCCTCGAGTTCTGCTGCAACTTTGAAGTTGTGGAGACGGTCCTCGGTGGCATATTCCTTAGCCTTAACCACCAGGGTGTCCCGACACATGTCGATTTGTTCATCGAAAATATGTTCAAAATTATCTGCATCCATTTAGACCCAGTTCTTGTCAATGTTGTGGTTGATTTTCCAGATACCAAACTTAGTTTTGGCCTTGCGGTAGTACTTCTTTCCCTCAGCAAGTGCTACCTTGTCGAGACCTGTCTGGTGTGCTACAACTCCAATGGTGACGATGATGAGAAGTCCAGTAGAGAGCCCTCGACGGTCTCCTCGAAGAAGGGCTTTTGCATTCTTACCAATCATATTCGATCGGTCAATGTGTTTGCGCTCCTTGGCAGCCTTTATGGCAAGGTTCGCAAAGGGCTGTTTGCTATAAGCCTTATTAAAAGCCTCGTTGTAGTTAGATATGTTCTCAACCTTGTGGGCGATCTCAGCCGAAAGCAACTTACGTCGCGTCCCAGCACCCTCACCGAAGAACAACTCCGCATATGCCCATTTTGCCGCGTCTTTAGCGGCGATTTTATTGATGTTCATGGATTACTCCTTCTAGTGACCATTCACATGAAGCAAATGCTCTGCATCTTCTTCTTTGATCTCAACCCAGAAATTCTTATCCATGTCAATGTCGTAGAACTCTTTGTAGAGCTTTCCATTGAATCGGAAGATTGCTGGAGGATCTAATCGATAGATCTTGAACTGTCTAGACTGTTTCACACCAAGAAGTCCAGCCATAATTAGTACTCCACTCCTGGGTGATCATGCTCAAAAGTAGCTTTCTTGAGTTCAAGTTTGGCTGTGAGATCCTTTATATACTTGATAATCTCGGGTCGATACTTAATGTAACACCAGCAGGTAACGAATCCGAAGGCAAACTTTTTCATGACAGTTCCTTTCAGAACATAATTGGGGTAAAGGCAAAACAGAAGACCTTGTTAGGGTCTCCTGCTTTGTGAGCCGGTCTTGATGGGCAATCAGACTTCGGTGGACAGAGCGTCAGCGATCTCGACGGGGCTGGTCTTCAACTTGACGACGACAACTACGGCGACGACGACAGCAAGTGCTGCGACGCCAACGCGGATGGCATTGGTCTTGGTGAAAACCGACTTCGAGGGGAGGGCGGCGACGTTGTTGGTTTCTTCGGTCATGATAATTCCTTTCATAGGGGGTCTCTCATTAGAGGCCATGTTTTTCTTGCGAGGTTAACTTGGGTGTAACCTCTAATACGTGGTGTGACTCCGGTAATAGTCTCTTATTGGGGCCACATGGAATGCGATGGAGATACACGGACGACTATCCTCAGACATACACGTCGAGAAATCCAACTCCATTAACTTATCTGTATTCCACCCAACCTCTTCAGAATTTGCGGTCGTTGGAATGCCGATCTTGTTGTAGAAGTCACTAAGAGAGGCGTAACCGTCATTGAGCACCAGGTAGTTGGTGTCGTTTTGACCTCTCTTCAACTCCTCCATACTACTCATGAAGTAGCGACCAGTGAACGCCTCATAACAGAGAACTTCCCCGCTACCTGTTATGATGATCTCACGTGCACCTACAGGGTCTCGATTGATACGTTCTTGGGCGATCTCGTCCCGAACGATCTGTTCTTTTGGTGCTCCGATCTTCTCAATGACCTTCGTCTTGTACTCGGAGAAGGCTTTCTCAGAGATCGAATATGCAGCAGCAACTGCGGCGGCTCGTCGTGAACCAATCTTATTGGCTCCGATGATGCAAACTATCGTCAGGATTCCAGTGCCAATCGCTGGAATATAAAACTTCCAGACGAAACGAGTACGCTCTTTGACTGTGGGCCAGCCATCTTCAGCTTTTCCACCAACCTCTTCCTCGGCATGAATGATCTCTGCAGCCTTGAACGTGGCCCTTCCTGTGAGATATGCGGTGGTGATGGTTCCGGTGACCCCAATTGCAGTCAAAATAGATGGCGAGTTGTCGATAGTCAGTTTTTCGACCTTTTTGAGAATACTAACCAAATTCATTTTGTTTCCTTTCAACGCCGACGCATTTCACGAACAAAGATCCAAATCAACCACAAGCCTCCAGTAAGGAAGCACATGAAGACGTCGAGTAGAAAACTGAAAAGACCGTAACGTTTTGACAACATGACTTTTCCTTTGCTGTGAGTTGGCGAAAAATTAAGAGCACGATTCATCAGTATAGTGGTTGATGTTTCGTCTTTGCTTGGGGGCAAAGTTGGCTCTCTCATTATAGGGCATGTTTTTTCTGCGAGGCAAAACAAGAGGCCTGGTTAGGGCCCCCTGTTTCCTGAGAGTTACTTCTGGTCGGAAGGATCCCCGATCTTGTCCTCTCCACTATTCAGTGAGTCCAAGAACTCCTGTGCTTCTATACGCTGTTCAGGTGCCTTGAAGAAATCGTGAACCATCCTTTCTGCAAGGGCGGGGTCGTGGCCATAGTCACGCTCGAACTGTGTCACCATCTTGGGTCTCCTTGGTGATGAGCATCCTGAATTGGGTGGGGTGTGCGCTCACGAAGAACTCGTAGGTCTTGTCGAAGTACTCTTTCGACACACACCTCCAGTTATCGGGGTCTTGAGGGTCCCTGATCAGGTAGTAGCCTTTGGCCTGATCGTAGTTCAGTCGCCCCTCTTCCTCCCGAAGCGGCATATCGAGGTATTTGTTGAAGGACTTCTTTGTGATCTTCAAGGCTTCCAGCATGGTTTCTCCTCAGATCATGTCGACTTCGACGAAGAAATCCTCGTCTTGGGTGTTAGCAAAGCGGTATTTCGCGAAGAAGTCCTCCTCAGTCAGTATCTCGTTGCTAGCGTTGTGGTCGTACGGGAAGAAGAAGTAGTCATACTTCTTATGCGCATCGTCAATTTCGGGCATAATCCCTCCATTCAGACCGCGATCTTGTCTCGATTCGTCGTCGTGATCATGATCGCTAGGCCAACGGACCTGGGTTTGCGCGGCGACTTCGTCGATGAACTAGACGGGTTTGCGCGGCGACTTCGTCGATGGTGTCGTTCAACTCGCGAAGATCTGAATCAAGACGAAGCATTTGCCTCTCAAGAACTTCAACTCGTGCTTGTGCCACGTCGAGCAGGTTTTCGAGATTCTGTATGGTCGCGTTACTCTCCGAAAGTTTGCCTTCTGAATCAGCGAGTCCACCTGCGAGTCTATCGCCCTTCAACAATGCCTCTTTGAGTTCGGTTGACAGTTCTTGGATGGTCTTGTCACGCTCGGCAAGTTCCCGAGTAAGTTTTCCAACCAAGATCGCCGTGGACCTCTCAGAGACCGTCGCGGTCCTCCCAGTCCCCTTCTGGGTAACTTTCATGGTCGCAGGTTTCCTAGGCTTCCGTTCGACGGTGGTAACGGTTTGGGTTGGTGGCGTCGTCTTGTGATGAACCACCTTCTTGTAGTAGGTGCGTTTGACAGGCTGACCACCATTTGCGACTTTGGCTGCGGAACGTTCTCTTGAAAGGGCAGCCATCTTCTCAGCATGAGCAGCAGGATCTTTGGGATATCCAGCAGGCATGACAATCTCCTTATAATTAGTGTTGCTGTTTTGATAATGATGGTTCTTTAATATTGGCGAAAAAGGAAAGACCTATTTCCAATCGTTCAATTTCATGTCACTGCATCTGCGGGTAGCGTGGCATTAAACGTTGTGGTTTAATAGATCTCTCTATTATAGGGCATGTTTTTTCTGCGAGGCAAAAAGAAAGGAGGTCACTGGTGTTGCTCGGGCCTTATAACTATGACGCGATTAGTCTTCGACATTACTATCTAAGATACCATAGTTTCCTTTCATTATAGGGCATGATTTTCTTGCGAGGTAAAACAAGAAGCCTTGTTAGGGCTTCCTGCTTAGAGCTCCAGGTTATCCAGAGCGAACTTGATGTTGTTGACCGTGTTGTTCGTCTTCGTCTTCACTTCTTCCATCTCAGACTTCATCTTCCTAGAACCAACTAGCACAATGGCTAGAGTGGTTGTAGAAGCGATTAGGCTTAAAGAGGAAAGCGTGATGAGGACGACGGATGTCGTGGTGTTCATCTCGTTCCTTTCTTTCGTTGGGGTCTCCATTATAAGCCGTGATATTTATGCGAGACCTTAGTCGAATTCTTCCTCCGCGGGAAAATTGAGGCAAACAAAATAGAAAGCCGTGGAACCTCAGTAGTCGAGGTTCGTTTTGGCCTGTCGATTGCTTACCTGTTCTAAGGGTATTCTATTCATTATAAGGCATGTAAATCCTGCGAGACAAACCTAAAGTCCTGGCTAGGGGCTGTCGGTTCTTGAGATTCAGCGTTCTTCGTGGTCGAGAAGCCAAAGGTAGTATCGATTCGTTTCCTCTTCGAGGGCCGGGTCCTGACGTCGTGTCATACGTGTGTTGTTGACAATGACGTCGGAGTGGTCGACGAAGGAGGAGATTGGTGTATAAAACATTTTGGGGTCCTTAGTGTAGAATATGGTTGTGGTCTCATTATATACCATGTAAATCCTGCGATATGTTAGGCAAAAATTAGAACCCTTGTAAAGTGAGGAGCAAACATAGAGGGCGTGCAAGAGTGTTTAGTTCTCACACGCCCTCTACATTTGATCTTCCTTTCAAGTGATCAGCACTTCATCGAAGTTTGAGCACAAAACTCAGGGCTTTCGAAGTCACGACATTTGCTCGCTCGAATCCGACGATGATCAGAATTCCGAGGAGGTTTCCAGCGATGATGGCCATCGTGTCAGGACTTATTCCTTTAGGGCGATCTCCATCCCTTAGGGCATAAAGCTTGACTAGTTGGTCCGCCATCTTTGAATACTCTTCGGTATCACTCATTACCGAGTTCATCTCGCTGAGCAAGTCGTCGATAACTTTCTCAAGTCTTGACGGTTCATGCAGGGTCTTCTTAGTGAACATGCTTTCTCCTTTTCATAGGTGGTCTCATTATAGGCGATGTTTAAACCGCGAGCCCACCAACATGAATTATTTGTTAACTTTGAAGACAATCTGGTTCTTCTTGTCTAGATCGTTTGGATCAGAGTTAAGGTTAAGTGAGAAAGTCTTCTTACCGTCTTCTTGCTGAATCACATCTATATCGCCGTCGGGTTCACCTTTAGAGTTGGTTGTCCAATAGGTGGCCTGGAACGCAACGATGGTTGCAATCGCTATGGTAAGGATCTCGACTGTTGTAAACCCATCTGGTGCAGAAAGTTTAGCGGAACTTAGTAGAGAGACTAGCGCAGCAACATATGCTTTACTGGCTTTTGGGCTTAACATCGTCTTAATTACTACCATTTTGACGCCTCCATCTGACTGTTCGTCACTCTTTGTTCAAAGTAGTTTCTAGTTCGGTGGCAGTCTTGTCCGCTTCGTCTGTTAATGCAGCGGCAGCAGCGGCGGCAGTTTCCTGCATGTGAATGTCAGCCGCAGCAGTTAGTTTAGCGATTGCTTTGAGACTCTCAGCAGCGAGAACAGCATCCGCCTCCAACTTGGCTCGAGCGATGGCCTGCAACTCAGTACGTAAGACGATTTCGCCTTCTTCGAGTCTCTCAATGTGTTGACCAATGGTCAATCCACTATTTGTCTTGAGTAGTTGGTTGTTCTGACGGGACTGAGCGGCAGCCTGTTTTGCCATCCATGCTGCAAACATCGCTGTTATAGATGTGATTACTCCGAGTATGATCGACGTCCAGTCGAGGTCAGCTAATGTTGATGTGTCTGTTACTAATGCAGTTGCGATCATCTCTTTCCTAACGTTTATTAATCATGGAATAACTGATAAAACCCTCCACCTTCACCACCAACCCACCAAAGATCAGGAACTAACAATGGAGATGCGCTTTTTTGTCTTACTTCTTGTCGGGTATCGGTAGTTACGCCATCGTTGCGTGCTCGCTGACGAAGTGGTGGTACTCCACCAGCAACCTCAATCCACCAGTCATGAATTCGAAGACCCGAACCATTGATGTTTTCCCAGCCAACTACGTCTAGATAGAACTGAGAAGGTCCGGAGCCGAGATCTGCCAGAGAGCCGGTAAGGTTAATGCCGTTACCTCCGATCATAGGGCCGGTATCACAGTTAGCTGGCACCCCTGTTAGGGGACCCTCATACCCTAACGAATCTCCAAAGTACGCCGTAACTGCGAGGGAAGAAGAACCAACAATCCGTAGATTGATGAAATTGCCCAAGACCTGCGGTTGATCTTCTGTATACACTTCAAGAGATACTCTGACGAACAGTCTAAGTCTAGCGGGCATCCCTGAAAGAGTGATGCGACCGCAGTCACTGGTAGGGTCAAACCACTCATCCTGTACTGAACCTGCACTATTTTCAAGATAAGTATCATCATTCTGATCTGACATCCCTCCGCCAGTACCATCAATGTTCTGCCAACCACGAGCATGGAGTTGATTCATGCCCTCATGATCGAAAATTGGTCGGAAGATCCGAACACCAAAAGTGGGCGTTACGGAACCGACCTTGTAGCAGATATCCACCTCGCCTGAGGTAGAGCTGTTGTCGACGACGATCGTGTGCTGACCGCAGTCGGTAACCACATCAGTCGCAGTCCAGGTGATGGCCGGATGGGTGGTGCCAGTGGTGAGGTTGATGCCGGTCATCGGGGTACTGAAGGTGTTCGGGTAGTCCGTGGCGGCCGTGATGCTGTAGGCCTCTAGTGTCTCGATGCACCAGGTCAGTTCTTCAACGTTGGTGATGTTCAGTGTTGTGTTCGCGATGCCGTCGAATTCGCAACTGTAGGAGTGCTGGGCGCCGCTGGTGCCGGTCATGACCATGACCCCGGTCAGAACATCACCGACGTTGACATTCACGGGAGTAGTGTAGAAGGAATGGCCGGTCGAGGCGGCGTACCAGCTCGAGACAGCCCAGTTTGCTCCGCCACCGGCGGCTGACGGCCCCCACTGAAGGACGGGTTGGTAGATCATCGTGGAGTTCTGGATCCCGCTGAACAGGAAGATCGTCTGTCCGTTGGATGTCAAGGGTTCTGGCGGTACTGTCCAGGTCGTTGCAAAGCGGGATACGGGGGTACCGATGTCGTTCGTCCACGATGCGTAGGTGATCCAGCCGCTGCCGAAGGCAGGTACGATCTTCTCTTCGGGTGCATAGATGTTCAAAGGGCGCAACGGTCCGTGATCGGCGAGCACGTCTCCCGTAAGACTCAGTTGACGGAGGCGACCCTGAGACGTGTCGATCACCGTATCCGCGGCCACGTGATGCACCAGTGCGGCGTCACGGTATCCGCCCGGAGTAAGAACGAGATTGTTCGGCATAGCCTTACTCCTTTGAGTCTGGTGGTCTTCTGATACTCATAGATCAACTCCCTAATGGTGAATTACGGAATTGACCGGCAACCCGAGTAGATTGGTTACAGTACTCAGCAACCCACAAATATGGTGGGGATGTGGACTCCCAATCCCAAGATGATCCGTCCATCAACTTTCCAGTCAATGCATCACCCTCACTACCAGCGCCTGGCCAGTGACCTGCAGGTTGGTCAGATGCGCCATAAGCCTGAAGCAAACCAGCAGCCGTCAATTGGGTAGCCTTTTTAGTCCAAACTCTAGCAGCAGACAATGGGTCACCAACAAGATTCCACAAGAAATTAGACGTTATCGGCTGACCAAATATGGCAATGCAGAACTCGTGAGCATCGACTAAAGGTTCTTCTGACGTAAATGCATTGTCGATTTGTGCATATGATGTCAACGCTGAAGAACACATATATCTCGTCGTGACAATGGTGCCTATCTGTCCGGCAGGAATACGAACGACAGTCCAGAAACCACCTTGTAGGTTGTGAAGCGGTATCTTACCGCCACCAGCCTCTTCATCCCACGGCACAACAGTAACCTTCGTTACCGCAGGAGACGGTGTTTTACCAGCACGACGTCCTGGGTCAAGAGTATCTTTGTTACGTTTCATAATTGCAGCAAGAGTAGTCATGTCATGACCGAGATAACTCAACGTGAGACTAGCCTCTCCTCCAGGAGTAATCGAGGCCTGACTAATATGCAGAAGCAACCCGTCCTCAACACCAAGCAATTTAAGAGGTGGATACATGAATTTGGCGAATAGATTCTGACCCGCTTTCATTTCCCAACGTGATCCTTCTTCTGGATCCATAGCCAACGTAGCAGAACCAACCCATAGTGGATCATAGATAGTTCTTGGTTGAATTTCACCGAGGGCAAATGCTAGTCCTTCTTTCTTACTTACACCTGCTCCATAGTCTACAAATCGTCCAATAGCCAAATTAGACTTATTGTATTGCGGGTTAGGACCTATGATCGAGCCGTCAAGACGCTCAAGAAATTGCACATTCTCAGTAACTGCTGCCAATGGAGCGATATGGGCGCCATCTAGAGACGGAATAGACCCGCCACAACCAAAGAATGCGGCCCAAGTTTGTGCTCCAACAACGCCATCGACCGTGATTCCATAATTGAGTTGTGCGTTACGTACACTAGCGACATCACTGACCACATAAGTATCACCAGATACCATCCGATACCCATGAGTACGTAACTCATCAGCAAGAGCATCAAATCCAGTATGACCATCACCGGCTGAGAATACCTCGCCAACAGGCAATGGAAACAACGGTGCATCATCAATACGAACGCCCGGATACTTAGCGTTAAACCAAGAGCCTCCGTCTACGTCTACACCGCCTCCCCATATCATTCCCATCATCTGCTGAAAATCATTGTCCAACTTCAATTTCAATCCAGGGTGACCTATAGCCATTGACCAATGTTTTGTTGTCTTGTCCTTCAACTGAATACTAGGACGACGACCGGGAAGATTTGTGATAGTCCATTGGTTAGTTCCATCGGCGACGAAGGCTGTAGACAATAAACTTTGAACTGCCCCAGTCAATCGAGCATCACCAGTACCACGAATATTCGTGGTTATTCCGGTAACTGGACGATTACATGGCAGGAAGTGACGACTAATTGTCCCATCCATGATATCAGCAATCGCGGTACCAATATCTCTATGCATAAAATACAACTCTTGAATGTATGGAGTGTGATCAGCCTGATACAAAACGCCAAGAACATTAACTGTGATGCCCATTCCTTGTCCATCATGTCCAACGCCAACCACAAGTCCTTCAAATAAGGTCTTTTGGGTACCATTTTGACGATGGAGAATAATGTTGACATCAACGCCACCGGCGATCCAAGCCAACTCGCCATGATTTGGCCGTTCAAACCAACTGACTTGAGGAAAGTGGATTGACGTTGCGGCATCGCCATTTGGTTCGTTGCTCGACCATGGCCCCATCTCAGACGGATGGGCACGGAAATACGTGACATCCTTACCGTCAATGATGATCTGGATCTTACCCCAAACTTCACTGATCTTGTTGACTGGTGTCCAGTTGACTGGGATGTGGAACCGTCCGAATATTGCAGGTTTGTTGAACAACAAAGATTCACGTCGCAACTCTACTTCAGAAACAGCCCAGGTTTGTGTTGCATTTATCGTGATGGTTGGATTTGGACTAACATTATCGCCAGACAGTTTAGGATGACCATCACCATCATTGAGAAGTACTGTACCCACAGGATACGGGGTATATGTATTATCGACCTGAGTTCCATCTGCTGAGTAAGACCCAACAGGAACGCCAGTGTCCACCGAAGTAACTATTCCACTATTTATTGAGAAAGTAACATCGACAGATGGAGGATACGGCAGAAGGAGTACTTCTGATGATGCATTAAAAACAATTGGAGCTACGCTTGTGGTCATCTAATCCATCTCCCGTCTATAGACTATATATCCATCGGCTCCTAAGATAACAGGGTATGTCATAGTTACAGTATCCTCTGTTGTCAAGGTTACCGGTTCAGACAAAGGCGATGGTGCAGTTGCTTGGCCAATATCACCAACCCATGCGGCATATGCATAACGATATGTTCCAGCCGCCAAGTGACCATCCGCGGTGTCAGAGGCTACACAAATTGGAGCGACTATTGGATTGGGAATGCCAGGAAAGTCAACCGGTGGGGTTGGCGTAGGTTGAGCCGGATCGATACGTCCAGTAAGTAAAATGGATATCAAAATATCACTTGGTTCACCCGTATAACCTTCAAGTGATCCGCCTTGAGATGATACACCAGATGCTTCGATAGAGATTGGCGCAAGGTTGAAGATTGGCGAGTGAGATCTTGTGGATGCACCGATTGTGAATGGCGAATGATTGAAGATAGGACCATGTGATCTGGTTGACGCTGAGATTCGAATTGGTGATGGTGTAGCAGGAGAATCCAAACCAGAAACAACTGTGTTCATATAGGTTGCGAAAGGCCAAGCGTCAATGTCATGGTACGTCCAATAGGTCCCATCAGGAGATGTGGAAACTCTTCCAACACCTTGAAGATAGCCTATGAGTATAAACAGATGAAATTCTACGGACCAAAGAACCTGTTCAACATGAAGCGCAAGGGATGAACCGTTTGTCCAGTTAATACCATCAACCGATTTAATGGTATCTGATCCATCATCAATGGCTAGGAACATTTCTAACTCAGGAGACCACGCAACAGTTTGGTCACCCTCACCCAAAGTTACTGCGTGTGTCCAATTGATACCATCAACTGAATATGCTATATCTTTGATGTATTGGTAACTCTCATTCATACCTCCACCAACAGCAACAAATACGCCAAGCAAAGAAGACCAAGCAAGGTCATAAATGCTGTTAGATCCAAAGCCACCGTCAATAGGTGTCCAGTTAATACCATCGGATGAATGGGCCATCCCAGGGTTGATGAATCCAGAAACCGCTACCATTAACCCTAACTCAGGAGACCAACAAATATTATTCAGTCCATAAGATAATGTCTCAAGACCACTTGACTGATTAGTCCAGACTATTCCGTCAGGAGATGTGGCAACAAATGCTGGATGAGTAGGACTAGGCGTGCCAACAGCGACAAATATAGACAGTTCTGAAATCCAAACCACATCGAAGATATAACCGAGATCATTTGTTCTTGATGTCCAAGCAACACCATCTTGGGATGTAAGTATGCAACCTTTACGTGTCACATAATAGTCATTCCCACTACCATTCCCAACGATTACAAACAATCCCAATTCAGGAGACCAACACGAACCATAAGTGGCAATGTTCGCCCCAACGCCAAGGCTACCATGGGGCCAATTAACACCATCGTATGAATATGTAATTGGGGCTCCGCCATATGGATATGATGGTGCTCCACCGGCGACGAGAATGGCCGCCATAACTATGCTCCAGATACTTGACCGATACCACAACTTACGGTGATCTCAGTCTGGGCAACCGCAGTTTCGGTCTGTTCAAGTTGGTGCGCCATTCTGTATACACCATCTTCTTCAGAATCCCAGCCACCCCAGTACGTATATGTTCCTGCTGGAGCATCAAACACTACTTCACTACTCCATGCGACACCAACCGTAGCGGGTTGTTTTACTGTTCCAAGAACACCTTCAACGCCCGCTGCAGTGAATGTTACTGCTAGACGAATATATGGTGGAGTACCTCCTGCCGCTTCGTTTGATCCATCAATACCGGGACTTGCCGTATGAAGTGATAGAAATTGAATACGTCCAGCCTCAAAATCAGCTATAGCATTCCGATCTGCATCAGCCATCAAAGTTGTCATGGTGGTTCCTTTCTATATGGGCATTGTGATAACGATTTGCCCGGCAGGAAGCCGTGCTGTCATACCAGCTTTCAACAAATATGGGTTTGTTATGCCATACCCAAGATACACACCATATGGATCGTAGATTGTGTATCCAAGAATTTGACCCCAATCAACTGTTGCTTGTTCAAATACAACATCAGTTAACGACTCCATAGATCGAGAACCAACACCCATAGACCCCCATGACCCTGAATCTGCTGGAATCCAGACTTGAGCATAGTCAATCGCACTCGGAGCAACCAATCCGGTTCCATTAACATCAGACGGAAGATCAAGCGTCAATCCGATATTAAAACCATATGGAAGATTCCAAGATTGACCGGGAAAGACTGCCGAAAGAATGCTGTCAGCAAACGCATCACTGATGTGTCCGTTGGCCATGTCAGAACCCACTTATTCTGTTGTGAGGGACTGTAAAATAGACTATTTGAGTATGCAACTTAAGAAATCCAACATGAACAATCCCAGTTTGACCAACAGCCCAGTCGGCAGTCTCACATTGCCAGGTTCCGCTCAATCCGTCCCATGACCAAGCCAACATAAATCGGAATTGTGTCATCGCATCGATAATGGTCTGACAATCAGCCTGAAGATTAGCTTCTGTAGATATAACGTGAACGGCAATGTTTCCAGTACGATCGGACTCAACAATACTGGATAGGTATCGTCCCTTGACCATCGGACTGTCTGATGTAACACGAGTGTGTCCAGTTTCACCAGCACCAAAAGTTCCATCTGGGAGATAATATTTATCCTTCTGTTCCAACTGAAGATCGGATAAACCAAGTTCTGTTCTTGATACTACTACTGATCTACTCATATCCCCAACCCCACAATCTGTGTCGAGTCTCCGCCTTCAGCCAATGACACCATTGTGTTAGCTGCTCTAGCTCGACGTAGAAGACTATCTCCGTCCTGAATAGTGCCGATATGGAACTCGACTGGACGAGGAGTAGTTTTAGTTGTAGTTACTGGTTTTGCAGCAAGTGCTGCTGTTAAAGTATCAGCTAACGTTTTTGCAGAATTGGCGGGAAGTGTAAGACCAGTTGATACAGTATTAGCATTAGAATATGTTGTGCCAACTGAGATTGGCTTAGTGGTCAACATACTCCCTAGTTGTCCAGCACCTTTTTGCACATTTGTCAAATCCAATACCGGCGTAATCGTCGGGTTAATGTCAATTGGTTCAGACATAAGGTCTGACATTCCACTAATAGACTTCCGCATTGACTCTATAGTCGCATGACCAACACCTTCTGCCGACTTTTCTGCGACTCCAGAATATGAAGTCAATCCATTACTAATACCTTGAGCCAAATCCATACCAAACGTGAACGTTTTTGTCGAAGGAGATTTAGCACCTAAAGCATCGGCCATCTTTCCAAGAAGGAAGCCCATCGGCCCGCCAACACCATTTGCTACTTCGCGAATGGCAGCACCGAAACCATCCTTGAGACCCCTACCTAGTGACACCATCAACTTTCCAGCAGCTTTTCCTATTTCTGTTGAATGTTTGTCAATCGCTGTAGAAAGACCATTAATGAAATTGAGAATACAGGTAGCAGCGGCATCTAGAATGTTGGCAATGTTTTTAGGATCACTAATACCCTCAAGGAACTTAACAATTAGATCAGCACCTGCAGTAATTATCTTACTGAGATTACCAGCGATACCTTCAATAAACTTGACGATAAGGTTAGCACCTGCCGTAATGATCCGACCTATATTATTAGCGAGACCATTTAGGAAGTTCACCATAACATTTGTTGCTGACGTAACAATCGTACCAATATTAGCTGCGATGCCTTGACATAGCGCGACAATGAAGTTAACACCCGCTGTAGTTAACCTCGGAAGAGCAGCCGTTAGAGCTGTAAGGAAATTCACAATAATGTTTGCCACAGTTGTGGTGATATCACCAATGTGGTTTTGGATACCTGTAAGAAGATCTTGGAGAATCTTCCAACCCGCTTCAATTAACTGTGGTGCAATGACAACTAATGCAGCGAGCAACATCACAATGAGACGCATCAATGTGGTGATAATCAACGGTGTCAACGTTGCTATCGACGTGATAAGAGCCTGAAGAATAACAGTAATTCCCTGCGTAATCGCCGCACTAGACTGTGCAATTACTATAACTAATAGTATAAGACCTTGACCAACCTTCTGAATGACCATTGGGATTAAGCCAACAAGACCTGCAACAATAGCCACAAGAGTTGCAATGCCTGCTGCGCCAGAGATACTAAGAGCTGTGAGACCTACCGAGAACAGAGAAAGACCAACGCCAGCGGTAAGCATTCCTACACCAAGAAGGAGAACCGCCATACCCAAACTAAGAAGTGTTGGCACCATTGGCGTAAGTAAGAGACCTGCAATACCAAGTACCGCAAAGACTCCAGCAAGCATGAGAAGACTTTTACCCATCTGTTCCCAAGACATGTTCCCAAAGACCATAAGAATTGGTGCAAGAACAGCAAGAGAGGCCGCAATAACAAGTAATGCCGCAGCTCCAGGAAGCGCTCCCGTCATTGCATACATCGCAATAGCGATAATACCAAGCGAACCAGCAAGAACAATAAGACCCTTGCCAATCACTTCCCAAGACATTCCACCCATTGTTCCAAGTGCATTCGCAATTAGACCAAGAGAAGATGCCACAATAAGAATTGCCGCTGCAGAAAGCAGTGTCGACGGCGGCAGGAGCGCGAGCGCTGCAGCAATTATACCTAGAGCACCAGCAAGAGACACGAGTCCCTTACCGATAGCTTCCCAAGACATTCCACCCATTGCGCCGAGTGCTGTTGCAATTATCCCTAGAGAAGATGCAACAATAAGAATGGCGGCTGCCGAAAGCAGTGATGACGGAGGCATAAGTTTTAATGCCAACGCCATAATCGCAAGACCACCAGCCATACCGACTAAACCCTTAGCAATATCTTCCCAACTAAGAGCCGCAAAGACACCCATAGCACTTGCAAGAATCTTGACTCCTGTTGCAAGCAAAATAAGCCCAATACCTTGAGAGATGCCACCTTTGTCCGTCTCGGCAAACTTGGTGAAAAGTGCCAGTGATCCCAGAAGAACTCCAACACCAACAAGACCTTTGGACATATCAGCCCAACTTAGGCCTGAAAGATCAGTTACAGCACTTACAAGAATCTTTATACCTATAGCCAGAAGTAAGAGACCCGCCCCAGTCGAGACCATCTTCTCATTATTACCAGACATAGCCTTAACTGCGACTGAAAGACCACCAAGAAGCACAGTAACCCCGAGCAGACCCTTAGACAACTCGTTCCAATTTAGATCAGACATTTTCTTAACGGCCGAGACCAGAATATCAACCGCGATAGCAAGTAGTATCATTCCAGCAGCCATCATAAGCATTTGAAGACCCCCGCCTTTAGCGGCAATCTTCTGGAAAACGGTCATGGCTACAAACAATTGTGTAAACAACATAGCAAGACCAGTTAAAGCTGATGCCAATTTCTTTGGATCGATCAAAGAAAGGGCTACAACAGAAGCAGCAAGTAGAGCAACTGCTGCCGCAAGCATTAGTAGAGTCCCGGCTTTAAGAGAGTTCTGCATTACTCGAAGACTGTTTGTCAACTGGGTGATGGTCGCTTTGAGTGAAGCAATCACTGTAAACTTTGATTGTCCTGTAAACAATCCGACAACTTTAGTCTCAAAGTTACGAATCATAAGGAGACCCGCAGCGAATAGACCCGTATTCATCATACCAAGGACGTCGCCAGTCTTCATACCCTTCATGGCATCTGAGATCCTAGTGGTTAGATTCTCAAAACCTGTTGCCATAGCCGAAGCCATTGGTTCGAAGAATCCCCATACAGCCTTAAAGACAGTACCAACTTTAGTCCAAATCCAAGTTATCATGTCGCCAAGTTTTGTAAGCGGTGCGAAACTCTTTTGCAACCGCGTACCAAGGGCGTCTATTCCGCCAGTGTCAACACCACTCAGTTTATCAAAAGCCGACTGTAGAAGTACCCCAAATCCTTTGACAAGAGCAATCGGGATCTCGAGAACAGTTTCAAGTTTATTGAAGAAAGTCGTTAGACCAGTTCCTCGTTTAATTGCCTCATCGACTTTGACGAGGAAGTCACCAATATTACCTGTAAAGTCGAGAATACCTCCCGAACTCACACCAGTTGAATGGAAGAGATCGGAAAACATATTGATGACCTTCTTGAGAATCTGCCATCCAATATCGAAAACAGCAAAGACTCCAGCAAAGGTTCGTCTTAGGTTGTTTGCTGTGGTTTCACCAATTATTAACTTTGCACTGAATACTTCAATAGTCTTGGCAATGTCTTCAATTGGCTTACCTGCGCCAGGAGGAAAGATCTCTTGAAAGGCATTCTTAATCGGAGCTAATATAGCGCCAATTGCAGAAAAGACATTTTTAATTATGCCAAGAACTGACGGTATTGATTTGGTTAATCCAGTAAAATCTAAACTCTTAAGTGAAGTGACAAGTTTATCGCTATTGAGATTCAGGAATGTGCCGAAAGCCGATATCAGTGGTAGAAGCGCCGCGTGAATGTTATCAATTACTGGTGTTAAAGCGTTGAATACTTTTCGTTGAGCCTCATAAGCAGGCGCAGCGACCTCGGCGCCAAGACGAGCTAATGCCGCCTGCATGTTTGCTAATGAACCAGCAAAGGTTTTATTGGCATCCTGAGCATGGGCACCGAAAGCACCATCCATGGCATCAGAGAACTGTTTAAAACTAATCTGTCCTGCGGTGACCATGTCCCGAATTTGAGGTTCGGTCTTACCAAGTGATTTAGCAAGTGTCGCTGCAGCATTGATACCTCGATCCGAAAGCCGCAGGAGATCTTGACCCATTAAGCGACCCTGACCAGCAACCGATGTGAAAACGTCAGATATATCTGAATATGAACTTCCGGTCATGGCAGCAACGCCTGCGATAGCACGCAGAGAACTCACCATTTGCGGTCCGGCTTTTATACCAGAAGCACCAAACATTGACGCCGCTTTCGCAGCATCAGCAAGACTGTAGGCAGTACCAAGCACAGCCGTCCTGGCGTTAGCCATAGTTGCAGCAACATCCATGCCAAGACCTTGAAACTGAAACTTAGCCTGTTCGATTGTCAGAGCACGTGTTTTTCCACCCTGAACTAAAGGATCAACTATCGAACTAAGTAAATTCGACCCGAAATTCATGGCAGAACTTGTTAGATTCTGAAGAACTGAGAAACCTATTGCGCCAAAGGCATTGAACTTCGAGGAGATGTTGTCAACACCAGAAGCAATCCCTGAAAGTGAAGGTGAGACATTTTGGGCTGCAGTTGCGACATCGCCGAGGCCTTTAGAAGCACCAGTGAGACTAAGTCCTTTTTTAAGAGTATCTAGTGAACTAAGAGTTTGTTTAATTCCGTCTTCGAATTGCCCATTATCGAACCGCATCTCAACAACGCGAGAGTCGATACTGCTCATGCTGATGTCACCGCCTTCCATACCTTGTCTTCAATATCATCAAATACAGGTTTTATAGCAGGATTGATATAATCCTGACCTTGAACATACCCGCCAGTACCAGTTCCATGGCCGTATTGAAGCATGATGACTACAGGGAAACCATTCTCAATATCGGTGTTTGTCCAAGACAGGGTGTATGACCCTCCGGACTGACTAACGTCATAACCCCACGATGATGACGCCAACCTGGTATCGACTGGTGTTGCGTGGGCCAATGCTGTAACACCCTCTTCGGCATACGAATCTAATAAACCTAGGAGGTTCAGTTTGGTCATAGCCTTAAGGAAAGACTCCGTGTGATCGAAGGAACCTCTCGATGTAAAAGAGAACATGTAGGCCCCCGTTTCTTGATGAAACTAGCCTTTAGTGTGCATCTGTATTTTTCGTGCTTCATTAAGAGCACGATTCCTCTGTGCAAGTTCACGCATGCTCATCTTCTTTGGTGGAGCATTCTTATTGTTACAAACTCTAACCAAAGTAAGTAATCGATTTAGATGCCAAGACTGACACTCGAAAGGAATGTTCAATGCAATCATCCAGTAATAGATAATCTCAGCAGTGATGATCTCATGATTACGACTTTTATTTTCTATATCACTGAACCAAGTAGCCGTCATCTTAGCGTTAATGTAATCATTAATTGCTATGATGTTATCATTTGAAAATTTCTGAAAAACCTCCGGGGGAATTTTAGAAGTAAGTGTCATGGCTTGAATGTACCACAAAGTTTCTTCCGTAGTCTTTTCATTCAAATCTAAGAACGGTTTCTCAAAGAAAGACTCCCATTTTGAAAGTGAGACCAGAGAGTGCTCCAAATCCAAAGTGAACCATTCGGAAGTTACGAACTCATTCGCTTCTTCATCAAACGATTCCGTTATTGGAACCTTTATCGTGAGCACTCTCCGGCCTCCTTTCAGTTACTGTTCTATGCTCCCACGAATTCGAAGAACCAGTCGTTGTCCGTAACCTCGGGGAGTTTATAACCAGCGATGGGTACAGCAGTTACCACTGTGTCTTCCGTGATAACAACCGAACCACTCACGCCAGCACCATTGATCTTGTAAACGAGTCCAGTTACCGTCGGAATCACGATGGTGTTGGTGAGTGAGGTGAATGTCGGGGCAACAGGAACAGTCTCAACGACCGTACCACTAAAGAACGCGATTACCTCCGCAGGAGTAGGAAGCAAAGGTTCGACACCCACCGAACCATAGAGTGCATTCTCGAGCGCAGCCAACCCATTAGCATCTACCGTTGTCGAATCGATGGTCATAACGGACGTTTGCTTATAACCTGGAACGGAAACAGGCGTTGTTGTGATGTCCCAACTGAATGCCATAGCTTCAGGCTTATCGTTGACTGTGGCATACTTCTTCTCGGTTGGCGATGCGATAGCACCATAAATCAGGTGCAACTTGTAACCAAAGTCAGTACCATCGACATCATTACCGAGTTGAGTACGGTAAGTCAAACCGAAAGTCTTACGCGACTGTTGACCGACAGTAACACCTGGTGTGGGTGCTGCTGTTCCATCACACTGCGCAAACTCCTCCGGATAAGTGAATGCCTCAACGGTACCGCCATACTCTTCTGCCGCAATGAGGTTCAGGTACTTAAGATTGTCGGCATACTGTGGGTTTGCATCTGCACCAGTGGGCTTCTCGGTTACGGCCGTCAAACCGTTCCACGCGAAACCCGTGTCGTATACCCCGCCAACGTTCGGGATAAACAGAACTCCGTGGTCTACACCGGTCTCATAGGTCCGCTCTCCGACCTGATCCCATGCAACTTTCGTCATGGTCTTTCCTTTCTAAAAGTAGATTATGAAAACGTCGTGGTTGAGATTGTTCGCCGTGAAGAACCTATTGTGAGAACACATCGGCAGAGCGGCGATTTTATCTGGAATCTCACTATCAGGATCCCGGTCAATGACAGTTGCCATATATCGCTTAGTATAACGATATGGACTATTTCCAGCGAACTTAGTGGCCGCGATATCTCGCTTATAAACGATACACGGATAATTCATTTGCACATTGGCTGGTGGTTGGAAGTATACTTGTCCACTACCAAGTACCCCCTCAAGGATAACTTGTAGTTGGAGCCTTTGGCCCATTGTAGACACCTCCCAACGTCAAGAGTAGGCGGGGACTCTGTACATCGACGTTTGAAACCGTCCATAAAGTCCCCGCCCACTTGATGTAGCAAATGGCAAAGAAATGTTCGTTGGCATATGCATCGGCGACGATACTGATAGAATTTCCGACGGAGAGATCGTTGTTGACACTATCGCCCTCTTTGATGCTTCGGGTGTTTCTGACCACATCGCCATAGTATTTATACTCGACAATGACGTCTTCCCACACCCCGTCGGCCTTCTCCACAGATTCGCCATAGCCAATTTCACCGTAGAACTTTGCCATGGTGATACTCCTTGACTAGGCCGTGTAGATGAAGGTCCAGTCGGTCTCAATGTTGTGCGGGAAGTGGTAACCCGTGTCCGGAACAGCCATGACGTCCGTGGTCTCTTCAATGACAACCGGTCCGGGAGACACCGTCTCATCGTCAATCTGGTACAGAACACCAGCAACGGTCGGGATCGTGATCGTATGAGTGCCCGGGTTGTATGTCGGAACGGTAGGCGTAGCCAAGGTACCAGAAATGCGTCGAATAACGATGGCCGACTTCGGCTTCGTCAGTGCACCAGAGACACGAGTCTCAATCAGGTACTTGTACTGGTTGTAGTCGATGTCAAAGTCATCGAACATCGAGATGACACCACCGCGATCTGCACCCATGGTGTAGTCAGCAATGTTAACAACGACACCGAGCAGATCAGGAACAGACTCCATGACCTCAACGACGACAATACTGTCGACGCGAAGTGCCGCAGCCAACTCGACCTCGGTCGGGTAGAGACGACGACCCACACCATCCTTAAGCAGGATCATGTCGGTGAGGATGGAATCCGTGGTATAGAGCGTCGGAGTTCCAGTGCCCTTGTAGTAGGTACGTGCACGAAGAATCGACTCGACGATGCTTTCACCAGAAATGTTTGATGCTACCGTAACCAGGTGTGCATACATTTCGTCGTCGAATGCGATCGGACGAAGGCAAGACTCATCGATCTTGTCCTCAGCTTCAGGGTCACGACCATCACCGATCAGGACTGCACGGGCAAGCTCCTCGTCCAACATGACGCGCATCTCAGCCTTGAGCCAAGCCACAACGTCAAGGTCCGTGATGTCGATGATGTCGTCCCGGTCAAGTTTCTGCTTCTTGTAGACAGTGGTCGGAGTGGTCACTCGCTTGAGAAGCTTGATGACCTCTTCCTTCTTGAGAGTCGCCTTGACATAACCCTTTGCACGGGCCTCTTCGGCAGTCATGTCGACTGCGGTGGACTTGATTCGTGAGAATGGCGAGTGCTTTGCTCCGCCGATGACCGACTGAACCCACTCCATCCGACGACTGATGACGTCCGGCTGAGAGGTAACGTTCTGTGCATCCGGGAACAGGATATCAATGTCTTCGATGCCATACTCAACAGCGTGAGCAAGGAAGGACTCCTTGAGGGAACCGATCCGCTGGGCATCCTCGACAATGGTTTTTAGCTGGTCGTGCGAGAGAGTAGGGCCGTTGTGCTGCTTCGTGATGCCGTTCTGCTCGAAGACGTTAGGCATGTCATCGGTTCCTTCCGTGTGTTTGAGGTCGCCCTCATCAGTGGTTTTGCCCTCATCGGCATTGTCGTCGGAGGAGTGTGTTGCAGTACTGCCAGACACTATGGCTGCGGCAGCATCCAGCATGGCTTTGCTAGCAACCACCATAGCTTTTGAGTCTTTTTTCTTCTTGGCATCCGTTAGGGCATTGTGTGCAGCTAACAAAGTTTTGTTATCGCCTGTTTTGTTAGCATCCATCAAAGCTTGACCAGCGTCAAGCATCTTCTGACTTCCCATAAACACAGGGAATTTACTAGCAGCTACCAATGCTTGGTTGGCAGCCGTCAGGGCATCGTGTTGAACTGTGTCGGATGCCGCGACGATGTTTGTCTGATCTGGTTGAGAAACTTGAGTGACTTCTTCCAAAGCTGCGCCAATCATGTAGTTGACGACATCTTTCTGTTCTTGAGTCAACGAGTCATAAACGTCCTGAACAGTCCTATCCTGGACATGTGTTGGCGTAAGACCAGCAGCAGAAGCGAGCAAGTCGTGAACGATACTCTTCTGCTCTTCAGTGAATGTGTCGAAGACGTCTTCCGTAGACGAGTCGCCAATCTTGTCGTCACCTTCACTATTAGTCTTGTCATCGTCGTCATCAGATTTTCCGGAGGGCTTGTCCTCGTGCTCGAGTTCAAGACCGGTGTAGATGATGGCCTCATCTTCAAGTGTTTCGACATCGCCATCAGCATGCGCAAGACTGATGTTGTCGATAAGTGCTCCGGGGTTGGCACCAGAGAGTACCAGACTTACCTCTTTGATGCTGCCATGAAAGACACTCTTGGCGCGTTCAACCAGTTGGTTGGCATAGATGGAGAGTGCTGTGATATCCCCGTGTTGAACGAGAGCCTTGGCGTTTGTTGCCGCGCCGGTCTCGTTGAAGTATGCGTAAGCATACACTCCATCTTTCCGGTTCTCGAGTAGTGCATGTCCAAGAACATTCGATGGTTCATTGTGCCCATGCTGCCAGACGAGCGGAACCTTCTGTCCATCATTGTCCTTGAATGCATCAGGCATGATGGTCCGACCGTCGGAGCACTTGAGCCCAGCCTTAGTGGCATAACCGCTGAAATCAGCTTCCATTTTGACTGTCTCCTTCCTAACTTGATTGTGCTGAAGTTGCTGACTCCGACGGAGCCGGCAAGTTGCTATTCATCGTCAAACACCCTTAAGAATGTTTTGCGCCTCAGTTGTCGTGATCTGCTCGTACTTGGATTTAACATCACTTGTTTGCTGTTTATATGATGCCCTTGCTTGGGCTAGAATAGTTTTTAAAGCACCGGCAATTTGGAGTTTTTTTGCGGCCGCATCTTTTTTTGCAACTGCCGTTTTTACCTTATCGCCTTGAAAGGAAGCGAACAATGCTGTCATTTGGGCTTTGATTTTATCTTGAGCCTCTTTGGCTGTCTGTCGAAGAGCATTTAACCTTGCTACTTCTGCACTACGATTAGATACCACTTCAGCTTTTTTCGCGACGCCAATATTACTTTTTGACACAGCAAATATTTGCTTCTGCTCCTTGGTCATGCCTTTAGTAATCGAAGGTTTCCGACCTGTTAGTTGACGAGTTCTCATATAATAATCATGAGCTTTTACAGGATCATAGTATGCCGATACAAAGTGCTGAATGACGTCCTCAACTTTTTCACCCATAAGTCACTCAACCTCCTGTGTTAGCTAGTTGATTGATATGATCCTCTAGATTGGAGAACACGCCATTAACTATTGCATCTTGAGCAGCAGAATCAATTGGCGCCGTTGTTTGTTGTGGCGCTGCACTTGTAGATTGTGCTGTGTTTGTCGTTGACGTTGACACAACTGGAATCGGCATGTTACTATTTTGTAGTTTGTCAGCCTTTGGATCGGTCGACGGCTTCATACCAATGACTTGTCTGATCTCATTCGAACTCATAATCTCATTCCGAGCAAATTTGTCTGCGATCTCCGCAATATTGGTAATCGGGACAAGCTTAAATGGGTCTCGGAAGTACATAATTGACTGAAATTGTGAACGTGCCGTCTTTGTCAAGAATGTTCGCTTCATGGCTTCTGTAACTGCAGCCATAACCGGTTCGATAGTTCGATTGATATAATTAAGCATGGAGGCCTCATTAGCCGTCCCATTCATTATCTCTTCGGTGAGACCAAGTTGTCCGTACAACATAGTCGTAAGGTATGTTATTTGTTCAAGTAGATTGTTATCAACAGGTCGATTAAGTTGAGTTACTTTCTCAGTGCCATCAGTATAAGCAATGCCGTACTTACTACCTTTTAATTGAAACTCAATATCTGCACGACGTTGCTCTGCTTGTTTCCGACGAGACTCAGATTTTATTATGTATGGCAGTTGAATAATCAAATCAAGTTTGCCAGAACTTGATTGCTCATCAACAGAATCAAGCATGTTAAGTTTACGGATAAGACGTTGAAGAGTAGAGTTCGGTTCATTCATAACCGAATAAAGCGGGTTCTCGACGATTGCAACAAACGATTTATTAAGAGTTATCTCTTGGCGATAACCAACGGCCTCATTGTAAAGACTGATACGAACATGATGTGGATACCAAGCGACAATTTCTCCGACACGCATAGTCTTGACATCAAATGCACCAGTTGTTGCTGGGTCAAGTGTTGTGTCAACCGGAACTATGGCAGCAACACCTTTATCAAATACAGTCATCGCAATATCTTGACGGAACGCTCGAGCCGCTTGGTCAAGGTTGGCCTCAACAGTAAGACATGAGTTGAGACCCGTGTCCATATCAGCGACATAACGAGCATTGGGATCCAAGCGAACGTGACGAACGTCAACTGAGGCAATATCAATACTAAGACGTGTATATATGGACGAAATAATTGAACGTTCGTTCGAGAATCGAAGTCTTACCCGATCAGGTCGAGATCCATAACTCGCTCCTAAAGCCCCAAATGACGTATCAGCATTGGTCTCGTTTGGGTTTATAAAGGAGTTCCAAGCATGCACCAATCGATCAGTGAGTTTGGCCATAAGTCACCTCCTTTCTGAAGGATATGGTCATGTGTAATTACTCGAATGCATCACGATTTTCTTTCCAGGCAACATAAGCATCCATGAGAGCAGAGACATTATCAATCTTTTCATCTTGTCTCTTCTTCATGAGTTTACGGTTTCCGTTTGTATCTTCCATAGTAATCGCGTTGCCCATAGCAAAAGTCATCAGGTCTTGATCAAATATGAGTAGTCTTTCCTCGCTGAGATGCTTTAGTTCACCAAGAGGAACTGATTCAGTCCTAGCGCCTTGAATCACTTTGGTTATGCCAAAAGGTCCGTTTTCTGCTTCCCATCGAGTCATAAACTCTTTAGCATTATATGGGTCAAAACCAACTGCACGGACGTCATACTCAAACTGTTGAATAAAAACATCCAAGTCATCAAAGACTTCCATCATATCTAAAATTGTTCCATCAAGTACCTGAAGACTTCCTTCGTTAATAAACTCGTCATACTTATGACGCATTGCTCCAGGAAGTTTCATTAAAGTTAAAGAGGTAATGTAACTTCTAGTTTTTACACCGAATCCGTTACGCAAAGGAAATAAGAATGTAAAGGCTGTGAAGTCGTCACCCTGTGAAAGGTCTGCGCCAAGGGCACAAGACATCTTCCAGAATTCACGGGGTCTATGCGGAAGTGTCTCTTCGTATGGGAAGAAATAAGTTAGACCTTCCATCGGAATCCCGAAACGCTTAGCAAGAATATCGTTCCTTGATGCGGGTGCTTTCTCAGCTCGCTCAACATCAAGTTGATATGTCTCATAGGAAATTGTCTTGCCAAGATTTGGATTTGCCTTAGGCCAAGTAGATGGATCTTTAACTTCTTCAATATCATCAAGTTTATAATGCCAGATCGAAACGTGTGGCGCAATAAATTCGCCTTTAAGAATGTCCGCTAATTCCATTTTAATTGTATCGCCACTACCGTTTCGAACGGTTCCTTCTGATGTTATTGAAATGATTAAATAGTCATCAAGTTTTGACGCGCCTTGCTCAATAGCACCAACAACATCTTCTCGAATATCACCAGATAACCATTCATCAACAGTTGATACCTTAGGCCTAAGACCCTGAAGTTTATTGATTGTCATTGGGCGAACTTCAAGAAGAGAACCTGTTAGGAAATTCTCAATACCTTTTTTAGTCGAAGCAAGTTTCACACGATTAGCTCGAGAACCAGTCGTGTTCTGCATAGATCCCTCGGTTAAGAATTTGAAAAGTGGACCTCGACTTCGAGTAATGGCTGTACGAAAAGGTTGCATTACCTCTTCTGATTGCTTCATTGTGGGTGCGACTGTAATTTGATGTGTAGTCTCAGTCTCAACATTTAGGAAATATGCTTGAATACACATAGCATACATCGACTTAGCTGCACCACGCGCGACTATTAGGAATTGTTTGGTTGTTAAACGTTTCCTGATCGTCTTTTGAACATAACGCCCGCCATGATTATCCGACGAAGGCTCATAGACGCTTCGTTCAATGAAATACCACCATCCAAACACTTGTTCGGCCCATAATTTGAATACAGGTAGTAGATGAAGATCAGCTCCATCAGTCAATGTAAGTTCGTTCTCGCAATAAAGAATGAAACCATCTACAGCTTTATCGTCATAGTAGATATTTGGGTTGGCGATGAGAGCATCTATTCGATTCATCTCCATGGTTACTTCCCGATTAACTGGGATATCACCATTTAGAACTGCTTCACGAAACTGCCCATAGTAAATAGGTACAGTTTTATTAGATAGACTCATCACCCCCTCCATTCTTTTATATCATTGCTAACCCTGCGGCAACCTGTGCAGCTCTTGCTGCTTTCTTTGCCCCCGAGGCTGCAATTGCTGAACTCACTTTAGCATTAGCATAGTTTGATGCTTGTTGATTACCAACATTACCAAGGAGTTTTCCAACAAACCTCTTACCAATACCTCCTGGATCAGACCTCATTCTGTCATATGACTGTTCCATGTTCATACGGTTAACTAAATCCTTCAACTCCTTATCAGAAAGAGAATCTGTAGAGCTTTTCTTTGCGGTCTGTTTAGCTATAGCGTGTCTTGTTGCATCTGCAGTTGCTGGATGGCCCTTTCCTCCAGAAGTTTTAATTCCAGGGCGACCCATTCTTTTTGTTCCAATGGTGACTGGCGTGGGCGTGGTACTCTTTTTACCACGATCTTTCCCAGTGTCTCCACTTCGATGCCCCTCAGTACTCTTTCGAACTCCCCAGTGCATACCCAAAACGCCATGATGAGCAAGGACTTGCGATACCGAAAGGCTTAGTAATGATGGTGGTGGTTCTTTCTTCATATCTTTGTACATCTGAACCAGAGCTTTTGCTGCTTTTGCTTTTTCATCTAGGGTGGCGTTAACACCACCACGTGCACCAGCCAATGCTGCAGCAGCGGCGTAAACACCATTTTGGTTTATTGCACCGTTTGGGGTTCGGACTGGGAGTTTACACTCGCCCTTTGTGGTTGGAGGTCCTACGTGTTGGTGAATAAGACAAGCAGCATGCCATTGTTCAAGTGTATAATCTGCAGCCGTATAATCACTCCACGGTTTTGTACTAATATGGGAAAGAATCTCAGTTACGGTCGCACGACTACCGGATTTGGATCCGTCCATGATGTTCCCTCTCTCTGAACATTGAGTCTCCACTCGAGTTCATGAATCTGTTCATTCATCGAAGTGATAACGTATGACGTTGCTGGCGGATCGAAAAGTAGACGCACGCGTAGATAGACATAAGTCTTGACTGAATTCAAGCGCGGATCTTCACCAAGAAAGTCATCCCACGTAGAGACAGCGTCCTCGATCGCAAAACCGTTCTCGGGCCCGATGCCTAGTTGATTCAAAGTTGCGAGTATAGAGTTAATATGCATAAGAACATCAGCATCAAACGCTGTATAATCATCATTAAGGCCGAGGATCTTCTTAGTACTGTTTAAAATACTGTCACTCATGCCGGTCACCTCCTTGGTTGTTAGTTGACTAGGTCACAGGTGAAGTCCAAGCAGCGTTCCAAGTTCGAACACCAACAAGTGAGTCTGGTACAAGACCCTTCTCTACCTGGAACCGATGAGCAATATTCGCTGTTTCATCTCCGAACAGACCGTCAACTGTAATAGCCCATCCACGATCTGCCATCCGAGCCTGCCATGGAGCAAGAGCTCCTTTGTACGAGTAGTATCCAGAAATACAATCCGAAGGACCGGTCCTCGGACCGAAATACCACCCTGGAGGTAGTGGAAAGGCTGGCGCCTTAATGACCGGAGGATTGACTGGCGGAACTGGATGACTTCCAGTAAAGAAATCGTAAGCAACCTGAGTCGTAGCCATGATCGAGTTCCAAATAGAACGAATATATGGGCCAGCACAATCAGTGGAAGACCAGTGACTGTGCACGAAAAAATTACTCGAACTTGGCCGTGCTCCGATAACCCTTGCGAAAAGCCAACCGGCAAGACGAGCAGCAGACTTCCATGTTGCATCAGCAACAATCCAACTAGGAGCAAGTGTTGAGTCTGCCATCTCAATACTGATTGAACTCATATTGCCTTCAGTGTCACCAACAGCCCAGGCATACTCATTCACCCTGACAAACTGAGCAATTGCTCCTGACAAATCTGAGTCAAAGTGAGCCGACGCCTCACGAGTGCGCCACACATCGAGAACACCTTCGTGTGAAAGACGACCTCCATTATGGTGAAGTGTAACTGACGTCTTCCTGTAAGCTGTATGTGTTACATGATATGTCGCATCGAGTTGTGCAATTAGATCCTTTACTGGTTGATCATAAGCAATGGTGGTCATTTGTCGTCCTCCTTTTTCTCAACATCATCTGTGGCGAAGGCGACGAAGTTACTTGGGGGAAGAGAGGAGAGATCATCAGTTCCAGGACCATCTTTGGTGTCTCTTCCAAGAGCCGATAATACATCTACGACATCAAAGTTCTGTGCAGTCATGATGATTCCTTCCTGTTATAACATTAAAACCAGGTAATCGCAGAAACGTTTATTATGTTGTGGATCGTATTGTCAGCGATAATCATAAGCCAAACCGCCATGAATGGCGGACGAGTTATTGGATATCCAGTTGGCTGACATTCACGCCATCAGATTTTTAACCCAGACAACATGACGAGCAAGTCGGTAATGATCGATTATGACGTGGGTAACAATGATGACTGCAATTGCAGGGATTGACCTCGTTACAACCAAAAATGGCAGTCCATAGGTTAACGCATGTGCAATCGCTGGCCACCATCGTTTAGTCTTCTCCTGTGCCATCCAATCTGACTGAAGAAGATAGTCGCCTATGAAATGCGAAAGAAAGGCGAGAGCAATCATTCGGCTTCTGGAACAACATCTGGTGTTAGTATAAGAATATACGGTCGATTGAGTTCGAACTTTTTAGCAACAGAATCACGAACAACGATGCTGAAGTTCAGAATTGGGGTAAACCTAGCCCACTCCTTGTTCTTGTCATCAGTATAGTTGACACCAAATCTAAGAGTGGTCTGATTATCACCGATTGGATTTTTGCCAGTAACTTTGATCTTGGCAGTTATGCTGATGTTGTTCTCCTTTCGGTTACCACAATAATGTGTCACCACGTCTACGTTCAGCGAGAGGCCGGGGAAGTAGTTTCTCGTCGCCATAGTGGATGGCTTTGTGGGTTCGATGTGTTGTTGTTATTAGAAACTCGGGATCGAGAATACTTGAGTCACCATGCGTGATTGCCTCTGCATTCATCGGGTTCATATGATGAATGAGAATCCCGCTATGGATCTCGTAGCCGTCAATGCCCAAGTCACAACCATTATCTCGAGTAATGATCTGGTGTCGAACTTGACGCCACTGACGTGAGTTATAGAACTGTTGATTTATGTAACGATCGTAACCGAAAGTAGAAACACCAACGTTTCCACGAAGAGCGAGATAGCGATATCGTTCCTCGAACTCATCTAGATGTCTTAGTTCTGAATATGTCTTAATCATGCGACGACCCACTTGCCTTTACGTATGAAACCGTGATCTCCACATTCACATAAAATACTAGGAGAGATAGTTAGTGGATCCCACGATTCTACAATCCATTTGGGTCTATTAGGCTCGACCTGTTGTGAAGTAGGACTATCAAACGTTATATAACCCTCGCATAATTCATCTTCATGATTAAGATGCGTTATGATTGCACCGTAATGTTCGACATCAAGGACATTATCACCATACTGAGGATTTAATTCACGATCTGGTGCCCAACTAACAAAACGAAGTTCATGATTTGATCCAAGATCAAGTTCTGGGTCTCGATGCCAATCAATCATCGAACTCATCTGAAATCTCCAGCGGTTCTTGTCCAGAATATGAACGCATTGCATCTAGTGCAGACTTGTACAACTCCTCAACACGCGCTGCAGAAGCAAGATTTTCTCTCTTAGCATCCAATAGACTGTTCTCTTTTGATAGTCGCTCTTGCTCGAGTTTCTCTCGTGATGAACCAAGTTTCAAATAATGAGTTTGAACTTGAGCAGTAGCTGTTCCATCTAAGAGTTGTTTCTCTGCTAGATCAACAGCGTATGCGATCATTTGGTTTTCTCGAGCCTCAGGAGTTGTCGCTGGTCTTCGCCGAGATATCTTTTCTTTTGGGGTATTAACCCGACGGGTAACCATAGAATCAACTCCCTTCTAGGTTAGTTTCGGATGGGTTTTGGTTTGATCACACAGCCCCGGTCGTGTTCTCCAAACTACTAGTCAAAACCCTCAGAGCCGCTGTGGATTGTTTGGTCACTGCAATCAACTGAGTAACAGCAACGCCTAGATCAGGATTCTCAACGTCAAA